GACTTCAAGCTTCCGGGGGGACTACGCTCAACGTCACGGAATTCGTGACGGGGGCTGCGCCGCAGGAGATCCCTATTGCGAAGATCAACCGAGACGACTACTCGAATCTACCTAACAAGTGGTTTCAGGGACGTCCGCTACAGTTTTGGTACAATAAAACTCAGCCGCAGCCCACATTAACGCTTTGGCCCTCTCCCTCGTTGCAATTCACGTTCAACCAGATCGTGCTTTACACGCAGCGCTACGTGCAGGATGTGGGTACGCTAACTCAGACGGTAGAAGTACCGCAGCGGTGGTTCCTCGCCGTGCTTACGCGCTTGGCTAAGGACCTGTTGATGATGATCCCCGAGATCGCCAAAGGCATGAGCGACTTGGACAAGACGACCCTGCTCCAAGAAGACAAGGACCGTTGGAACGAGGGTTGGGCCTCAGAAACGGATAGCTCCCCAATCATGATGCGCCCTTACATACGGCCGTACACAAGGTAACGCTATGGAGTCACCTGCTTATTTCCTCGATACGACTGGGGAGCCTACTCTGGGGGTGGGCTTGTGCGGGCGGTGCTCTGCGAAGCTACCCTTAGCGGAATTATCCTCGGACCCTAATTCTCCGGGGCTCATGGTCTGCAAGGACGACCTTGACGTGCTGGACCCGTGGCGACTACCCGCGCGTGAGACCGAAGACATTAACCTACCGTTCGTGCGCCCGGATACGGACATTGGAGTACCCGCGGCCTTAGCTGCACAAGACCGTAATTTGATTGCGAATAGTAGCGGCTAGTGCGTCGTTGGAGAACGGCAAAATGAACGTCAAGGGAGGGTCTAGTGTTCTGGTCGGTCTTATTGTGGTTCTCGGGGACAATGCGATCCATTACTTCTTTGATAGCAGTAAGGACAAGGATGCTTTACTCGCTCATACGTCGACTACGCTGGTGGAGGTTAACACCCGAGTTATTGACCTTACCGAGCAAGTTAAACGGTTATTGGAGCAGCCCTATGTCGGACGAAGCGAATTTGAGGGGAGATTGTCAGGACTCGAGGAACGAGTCTCCCATCTCGAGCGGACCCAACAGCCCGATTTTGGTATCCAAAACCATCGTAAGCGATAGAGGCGCATTGATTATTGGGTGCATGATCGCGGTAGGCTTGGCTACGTGGTCTACCGCGCGCGTGGGGTATTTGCATGACGAATTCATGCGGCAAGGTGCGGAGTATTCGCACCGCGCAGACCAGCAGGCAGCGGCGTTCTCGTATCATGCTATGGAGTTACAGACTAACTACTTGCTCCACGTAGCGCAGCAGCACAGCGAAGTAGAGATTGAGATGGCCCGCTATCGGGAGCAGTTTCAAAGTTTGGAGAGACAGTTTCGTATGACGGAACTGAAATACGACAACGTCAATATCAGTATGCGTAGGGCGGGTATATATCTCCCCAACGACTACTGGACTGGCCCGAATGGTAATTTAGACGCAGAATCTTTTCACATCAACAGCAAAGGGAAGTAAGTCATGGGAGCAGGTGGAGTCATTCAGCAGTACGCGGCGTTGTTGTTGCCGGTAGTACTGTACCCAGTAGTGTATGCGACGTTGTCGGCGGCAGATAGAGACAAAGTGGAAGTCATCAAAGTCAAACCGTTTCTTGACCGGACTGAGGATGACGTTAATTTTCTGTTGAGCAAGATTCCTCGTAGGTACAAGTAATGAACCTAAGCCCGCTAGGGATAGCCCTCATCAAGCACTTCGAGCGCTACGCAGACAAAGCGTACCGGCGCTTTCCCAAAGAGCCCTGGACGTGCGGGTGGGGCCACACGAAAGGCGTCACTGAGACGACGACGTGCACGCCAGAAATCGCTGGGCAGTGGATTCTGGAGGACGTGGCTATTGCGTCGAGTGTCGCTAATTTCACCCTAGCGGGCTTAGGGGCTACTCAGCATCAGTTCGATGCGCTAGTGATTCTTGTTTATAACATAGGAGTTGGCAACTTTAGCCGTGCGGATGAGCTGCACGCCGCCATAGCTACTAAGCAGTGGAGCACTGTTGCCGCGCACTTCCTCAGTTTCGATCACATAGACGGCGTTGAAAACGAAGGGCTAAAGCAACGTCGAGAACTTGAAAAAGCCCTGTTCTTGGACGGAGTAACTACGTGAGCCTATTATCGACCATCGCGTCGGGGGCACTGCAGGTTTTGAAGACGGTAGCGCCCACTATTGCAGACACGCTAGCGGGACCTTTCGCCCCGCTCGTGGACCCGATCATGAGATCAGTATTCGGTACCACGGATCCAAAGACCGTGGAGACCGGACTACTGAATGCGACCCCGGAACAGCTAGTGGCGTTGAAACAAGCCGATAATGCCCATGCTGAGGCGCTTGCGCAGTTGGGTATAGCGCGCGATAAGTTAGCTTTCGACGACACCGCCAGCGCCCGCGCAATGCAGGTTGCTACTAAGGACCCCACCGCGGGGCGTCTCGCGTGGCTCCTCATTGTGGGCTTCCTCGTTATCACCTTGGGGATGATCGTAGGGCTTTTCGGGTGGCCAGATCGCGCCAAGACCCTCTTGAGCGGGGAGGCGGGATTGTTCTTCGGTACCATCTTTGGGTACCTTTCTTCCGAAGCTAAACAGGCTTCGGCGTTTTACTTCGGCGGCAGCGAGAGCGGCCAGGCGAAGGACGTCACGATTGCAACTATCGCTAAGCAACCATAGGACGAAAACATGCTTTCTTTAGAGACATTGACCACGATCGAAACTTTGCTCATGTCCAAGAGCGCCCCACAGTGGGGGGAGTTCTTGGTACTCGCTAGGGCTATCAGCGACGTGCAGCAGGCTAAGGCGCTGCTGATGCAGTCTCGGCTACAGCCGGCGCCCGCGGCAGCCCCTGATATGAACGGGGCCGCTATTGAGGAGAGTCACTAGTGCCTGTCGCTCTCACCTTCAATTCCCTGATTACGACTCTACAGGCGTACTTGGAGCGTGGGAGCGGCACGACTGACCCAACCGTATTCAATGAGTTCCCTCTATTAATCAACAATGCGGAGCGCGCTATTGCACGGCGGTTGAAGATACTGGGAATGAACATCCCCGGGGTCAGTACGCTGAATGCGGGTAATGCGGTATACACCAAGCCCAATGGTTGGCGTCGCACGATCTCGATGAACTTCGGGGTAGCTACCGTCGCAGACCCTGCGCAGAACGCGGCGACCCCCTTGTTCGCACGGCAATACGAGTATTGCTTGAGCTACTGGCCTGACCTTACGCAAACAGCCCCGCCGCAGTTCTACGCCGACTACGACTACGCGCATTGGTTGGTGGTGCCTACACCCCCGGTTAGTTACCCGTGGCAGATTCTCTACTACGGGCTACCGCAGTTACTCGATAACTCAACCCAGACTAACTTCTGGACGGACTTCGCCCCAGAGACTTTGCTGTATCGCGCGCTGCTGGAATGCACTCCGTTCTTGAAGAACGATGAACGTGTGGCCGTATGGCAAACCTTGTACGAGGAGGCTGTAACGACGCTGGAGAAAGAAGACCTCATGCGCTCTGTGGACCGTGCGGCTGTACGAAACGAGGATTGATCAGTGCCCAGTGTTTACAACACGGTCTTTGGCGGTAACCCAGTAGCCCCGGCGTACCCCACGTACTTGGCGCTGTCGTTCTCGACGAACCAAATACTCGGGTGGCCCTTAGAGTCGAATATTACCTCCCCAGCCGTGGCGGAGTGGATCGATTGCACAGCTACTGCACCCTCGTTGACGCTACAGCTATCAGACGCGCGGCAGGTATCGACAGGCTATACCGCGATATTCAACAACGTAGGCGCTAATACGTTTTCTGTTTTGGATGCGCAAGGTAATACGCTCCTATCGGTAGCCTCAGGGCAAGCTTGGATATTGGTACTGTCAGATAATACGACTCTGCAGGGTACATGGCGCGTCGTGCAGCTTGGGGCTGGGGTGTCCAGCGCCAATGCGGCAGCGCTTGCCGGCAATGGCCTTAAGGCTATCTCTACGCTCCTCAACGAACGCATCTTCATTAATGCGCAGGGGGCTAGCTACGTAATCCAAGCTACCGATAGAGCCGCGTGCATCGAGTGGACTGGCGGCTCTGGGGGCGTGTTCACGGGGCCTACGCCGTCTGTCGTCGGGTCTGATTGGTTTTGCTACATCAAGAACTCCGGTACTGGCGTACTCACCTTATCTGCTGCTACAGGCACCATTGACGGTACGGCGAGTAAGTCGTTCAACCCGAACGATTCATGCATCGTAGTCAGTGATGGCATTAACCTGTTTACGATGGGGTTCGGACAATCGGTCGCCTCCTCGTTCAACTTCGTTACGATTTCTCTAGCGGGGGCTTCTGGTACGGTGGTGCTCACGGGGGCGCAGCTCAATCGCATATCGTATAAGTTCACCGGGGCACTGGCGGGTGCTACGGTCGTACAAGTACCTGCGTCTATTCAGCAGTACTGGGTAGATAACGAGACGACAGGGGCTTTCACTCTTACGATATCCGCGGGCGGCGGCTCTACGGTTGTAGTGCAGCAGGGGACCCGCAACATCCTGTACTGCGATGGCTTGAACATCGTCAATGCGGTGTCTACAGGGACAGGTAGTACTGTACTCATTGCAGACGGTACAGCAACTTCCCCCGGACTCGCGTTCGCGTCTGATACCCAGTTGGGGCTCTACAAAGTAGGAACCGATATCCTCGGTATTGCTACTGCAGGCGTAGCCCGGGTAAGTATTAACGCTAGTGGGGATGTTGTCGTTAATGCTCCTTCAACTGGTATTGCGCTTTCGGTCACTGGCGCGTCTGCAACCGCTATCGCGTCGTTCATTGGTACTGACGTTGCCACTGTGCAAGTCAACTCTAGTGCAAGTACCAATAGGGCAATTATTGTATTTGAGCAAGCTAGTACCGCGATTGGCCGCGTAGGTATCGATGGTAGCAATACTCTGTTGAGCGATTCTGCCAACGGAGATGTGTGCATTACGAGTACGGGAGACTCGATTCGCTTTGGTCAACAAGCCGGGGCTACTCAAGTCTCCATAAGCTCTGCAGGCGTAGTGACCTTGGCGGCGGCTACGGGCATGACGCTAGTTGTCAATGCGGGTAGCACCGGGGTAGTTCAGCTCAACAGCAACCATACTTCTGGCCTAGGCGTTCGCTTCAACGACACCAATGGTGCCCCACAGAGTTTTGATATTGGTTTGGGGGTGGGCTCTGGAGCAGCTACCTTAGTTATCTACGACCGCACTAATACGACGGCTAGGTTGGTACTTAACAACTCAGGTAACTTTGTAATCAACGCCCCCGCCAGTGGTTCGGCGTTCACGGTTACCGGAGTTGCAGGGTCGGCTGCGCTCACTGTGGTAGGCTCGGCCACGTCAGGGCAGTCCTTGGGTATGACAGTCGCATCAGGGACTACTTCCGCCGATTCTGCTTTGCTGATCCTCAACCAAGCGCAGACCCAAACGTATTTACAGGTACGCGGTGACGGGCTTGTGCGCGCCGTTGATGATGGAAGCACGCTCCAAATAGTGGGGTGGCGCGGTACCCCCATAAATACCCAGTCGACTAACTACGTACTTGCGCTATCCGATCGGGGTAAAGCAGTCGTTCTCAACGGGTCTACTGGGCAAACTGCAACTGTCAACAACGGGGTATTTTCTGCAGGAGATGTGGTCACCATTATTGCATCCAACAGCACGAATACTTACACCATTGTGCAAGGTACGGGCATGTCGCTGTTCTGGGCCGGTAATGGGGTGACCTCAGGTAACCGGACCTTATCGAGTATTGGGGTCGCTACGATCGTGTTCCAACTGGGCAACGTGGGCATTATTACCGGATCGGGGCTCTCGTGACGGGCATCCTCAACGTCTTACTGGGCTCCGTGCGACAGTTTACCCCTGTCACGCATACGTTCACGACGGGGACGGGGGCTACAGAGACTATCCCCGCGGGGGCACAGACGCTCGTTATAGAGAGCTGGGGCGGCTCTGGGGGCGGGGGCGGTGCATGGACCTCTGGCTCAGGAAACGGTTCTGGGGGCGGCTCAGGAGGTTACAGCCGTTCTTCGTACAGCGTAGTCGGGCAAGGCGGCAAGACCTTGACTTACACCGTGGGTACGGCAGGCGGTGCAGGTGTTGCGGGCACCCCCGGTACTCCTGGGGTGAGTAGTACAGCGTCTTCCGTCAGCTCGGGGACGTTTGCGATTACTACAATGACTTCGAACGGCGGTACTGGAGGCGCGGCTGCTCCCGCAGTCACTACTAATGGAGCTAACAACGGCACATCCACGGGGGGAGGGGGAACCTCTTCTGGCGGTAACGTCGCTAATACGTCGGGGACTAATGGGGCCAACTCAGTAGGTGGAGCAGGGGGTATTGGGGGAGCGGGAATAGCGGGTACTTTGGGCTCCGTGGGCAGCGCTGGGGGTAACGGGGGTACCGCTCTTGGTACCGCAGCAACGGCAGGCGGTACGGGCCAAGTTATTTTCAGGTACACGTAAATGTCTACTGCCCAGCCTTTCCGCATTCAATCTAGCCCGGGCATCAAGCGGGACGGAACGCTATTTGAGGGTCAGGAGTACAAAGATGGCCTTTGGTGCAGGTTCAACCGCCGAGGGCTGCCGCGAAAAATTGCGGGGTACAAGTCAATTACCTCGCAGTTGCCTGAAGTGGTTCGGGGCATGGATGCGTATTTCTTCGGGGGTACCAACTACCTGCATTTAGGCTCTCAGAGCTTTGTGACGCAAGTACAGTCTGACCAGTTAGGTAATCTTGGAGCGCAAGGGGACCGCACACCGTCGGGGTTCGCTGTCAGCGCCAATAACCTTTGGTCTTTCGAGCAGTTTTATAATACCGCTACTGCACAAACTACGATCGTAGGTAATGCCGGACAAAATCTAACCGATATTACCAACGCGGTAGAAACGCCGATTTATTTCGGCCCTGCTGCAACGGTATCCCCGCTCGTCGCGAGCGGTATGCCTAATGTGAGCGGCGGCATTGTTGCGATTTCCCCTTACCTCATTGGGTACAGCAACTTTGGGCGTATCGATATTTCGCAGATCAACAACATTGCTTCTGGAGTGACTTTCAATAGTGCCTTTATCTCGGATCAAAAAGTAGTCAAGGGGCTTCCGCTCCGCAACGGTTCTGGAGGCCCGGCAGCTATTTTCTGGACCTTGGGCGACTTGGTTGTCGCAACGTACAACCCTGGACTGTTGGCAGGTATCCCATTCAATTTCAACACGATTTCTGCTGAGATATCTGTCCTATCGTCTCAAGCCATCATAGAGTTTGACGGTATCTATTACTGGCCAGAAGTGGACCACTTTTCGTTGTTTAACGGTATCGTCCGCGAGTTACCTAATAACTTTAACGTGGAGTGGTTCTTCAAGAATTTGAACTATGCGCAGCGACAGAAGGTGTACGCCGTCAAGTTCCAGTCGTTCGGGGAGATCTGGTGGTGCGCTCCTATGTTTGGGGCCACCGAATGCAATTGGGCGTTGATTTATAACACGTATCTGAACGTCTGGTACGACACCCCGTTGCCGGATGCCATTGCAGGCACAGGCGGGGGTAGTCGATCTTCCGGAACCGCGCCGCGAGTATTCAATCGTCCGTACTTCACTGACTTGGTGCAGACCACTACGGGCTATACTCTGTGGCAGCACGAGACGGGGTTGGACAAAGTAACCGCGGGTAGCGTGTTCCCTATTCGTTCTTACTTCAAGACTGCGGAGTTCTCCCCGATCACGAGTAACCCCCCGCAAGACAAGAATTATAGGGTATCCGTAGTAGAACCTGACTTTACGCCTATCGGTAGTGCGGCCACAGATATTATCGCCTCAACGTTCACGCGGGCCAATGCTCGTGAGCCGCAAGACCAGTCCCCGTTGATTACAATTCCCGGGACTATTACGACCCCCAGCCAGGAACTCGCGCTGCTCAAGCAGAATGCGCGCCTCTTAGCGTTCCAGTTTGAAAGCAACACGGTAGGGGGGGACTTGACGTTAGGTAATGTCATTGCCCACCTGGAGCCCACGGATGCGAGGTACACGAAGTGATTGACCCGCGCCACGTGTCGCTTATCCAGTGGACCGATGCGGTGAACCTTGCGTTGTCTACGAAGGGGCCCGTGACCAAGTTGTCTGGAGACGATTGGTCTTTGTGGGCGTATAACATGATATCTATACCGTCTATTGCATCGTTTTCACCTCCTGACCCGCGTCACTACACCGATTGGCGCACGTGGGCGGAGCGCTTTGTTGAGTGCGTACTGCTATGACTTACCAAGTGCCTTACTCGCTATTGACCAAGGCGGCTAACAACTATGCGGGTAGTGCCGCCCCCGGGGATATTTACGGTATCTACTCGGGGCTGTCTTCAGGTACCCCACAGGGGTACCTGGGGGCCGGGGCAAACGCCGCAAAACTGTATGGTACTTGGGCGGACGACTCCGCAATAGGGCAAGGGGCAGGGACCGCATTAGGCGCCCTAGGGGTTGCAGGGGGTATAGAGAAGGGCGGCGTTGCGGGGGATACGCAAGCCGCTGTTGGAGCGGCTCAATTAGCGGATCAGGCAGGAACCGCAGCAGGGGCTACCGGCGCAGAGATGACTGCGTTGGACACCATTGGAGAGTACGCCCCGATAATTGGCACCGCTCTACAGATGTACGAGGCGGTTAATAGCCCTGCGGTTAAGATGACCCCCGGGTACTACCAGCGCATGGCACAGGACATTGGCGACCCCAACAGTCCTAACCATCTCGGCTCCATGATGGAAGCCAATGCGTCCAGCGACCCTGCAGAACATGCGTTGTTGCAAGCGTATGGCATTACCCCGGATCTTCACCCGCCTACTACCGATTATCAACCCTGGCAGTGGTATCAATCCCCTGACAATTCAACCTTGCAAAACGGCGCTCGGCCATCGATCCGTGCTGCCGCTGGTGGAAGTATGACCGATAAAAATATTCATAGCCGACTGAAAGAGTTGTACGAAGGCTCCTTTGCCAAGCGCCACTATGACGATGGCGGAGGGGTTAGTTACGCTAATACCGGGCCGACGTGGTTACCGAGCATAGATCCTACATTCTCCAGCGACGCGACGCCTGGAGTATCTCAACCTACCCCTAGTGTCTATGACTACGGCGGGAGCAATTATTCGAATAGCGGAAGTGGGGGAAGCGGCGGTTCCAGTAGCGGCAATAGCAGTAGCGTACTCGGGCCGGGGGGTTCCCTGAGCGGGCTTGGTAGCCTCCTTGGAGTCTCTTCCATGGGGCAACTCGTGCAGCAGTACGGAGCCCTTGCCCCGCTCATTGCAGCCGCTCTCGGCGGCAATAAGCCTGCATCGGCGCCGGGCACTCCTGCCGGATACGGCGCTATCCCCAGCGTCTCGGCATCTAATTACTCGCGCCCGTACACGCAGCCGCAAGTGGCTAACTGGTACACGTACGGGGAAGGACCCGAGCAAAGCTTTTTCGGTAACAATCAGACCCCCTATGTACCCGGAGTGTCCCCGGCCAGCGCAGCGCCTGGAGCATCCTCGCAGGGTTCTTCTCCTGCTTCTGCCCCGTACATGGGGGGTCCTTCCCCAGGGGTTCAAATGCGTGCGCAGGGCGGTAGCACTTTTGATTCAACACAAGGCGATAGTTATGTACAAGACCCAGGCGCCGGCAATGGTACCTCTGATGATATCGACGCCAAGCTTTCTGGGGGCGAGTACGTCATGGACGCCGGGACCGTTTCTATGTTGGGTAACGGATCAAACGAGGCAGGCGCCCGAGCTTTGGACCAACTTCGGCAGAGGGTGCGGCAGCACGCTGGCAAGCACCTCGTCAAAGGCAAGCAATTTATGAAAGCCAAAGCCCCAGAAGCGTACTTGAAGGGGGGTAAGACGTGAGCACTCCAGGTAGCGCACTGAGCTTCTTGTTCCAAGGGCAAACCCCCGCGCAGGGTACTAACTACTCGCAGAATCAGAGTAACGTACCCACATGGCTGCAGGAGTACACGCAGGGCGTACTGGCGCAGTCCAACGCTCTTGCATCTCAACCGTACCAAACATACGGTGGGCCGCGCATTGCGGGGTTCACTGGGCAGCAGACCCAAGCACAGAACGAGGTGCAGGGACTTCAGGGGCAATACCAACAGCCCCTGAATCAGGCGCAGAGTCTCGCACAATCATCCGCGCAGCCCGGAGCTATTCAAAGTGCTCTGGGGTATCTCCCTCAAGCACAGCAGGGCATTCAAGGCGCCTTGGGTACCGCTAACACCGGGTACGGGGCGGCACAGTCGTATTTGCCCCAAGCTAGCAACATGATTCAACAGGCGATTGCCCCCACCGCGGCGCAAATGAACCCGTACGCTCAGAACGTCATCGGACAGGCAGAGACCCAAGCGCAGCAGTTTTGGCAGAACCAGTTGCAGCCCTCGATCGACCAGCAATACGCGGCCGCGGGGCAATCGGGCTCCAGTGCAGACCTCCGCGCGCAGGAGGAGCAGGCGAATCAGCTGACGGAGAACATCCAGGCGACGGGCAACGCAGCCTTGGGGCAAGCGTATACCGCCGCCCAGAATGCGGGCCTGGCTGGCGCGCAGCAGGAGGCAGGTCTTGGATCGCTACAAGCGGGGATCGCCGGTCAGCAGGGCTCTCTGGGGCTTCAGGGGGCCAGTTCTTTGGGTAACCTCGCACAAGTGGGTGGGGGGCTTGGGTATGAGCAAGGGGCGTTGGGACTGCAGGGGGCCAGTACCCTCGGTAACCTTGCGTCTACCGGGCAGTCCTTAGGGTTGCAGGGGGCGGGGGCGCTCGACACGACTGGCGCCGAGCAGCAGAACCTGAACCAGCAGAATTTGAGCTTGGGATACCAGGATTTCTTGAATCAGCAGCAGTACCCCTATCAGCAGGCCTCTTGGGAGTCTCAGATGCTAGCGGGTACGGCCAACCCAACCAATACTCCCGGCATGACGCAAGGCGCACAAACATCGTATGCGCCCTCCGTGGGGCCATCGCCCCTCAGTCAGTCGCTAGGGCTTTATGCGGGGCTGAACTCGGGGCAGGTCGGCAGTGCGCTAGGCGGGTACGCTCGCGGGGGGCATGCTCGGCGCCGTCCCGGTGTCCTAGAGGCTATGCGGAGGGGGTAAATGTCTACACCAGAAGATCAACTAGACCCAGACAACGCGCCGACACAAGGTGTACTGTCTGCGTTGCAGCAGCCGACGCAATCGCCGGAGGGGCGCGCGTGGGGGGATGCATACCTCAAAGCTCACCCACAAGGAATCGACACGAGCGGGGAAGACTCGCTCCTTAACGACTTTGCCGCAAGCGCGGAAGATGCACGCACGACTCTGCGGCAGGCACGAGAGAAGTTGGCGGCGCAGCGCATGGACCCCAGTGTATTGGGGCTGCGGGTTGCTCAGTCGCTCCTATCTCCTTCCAAAGGGGGCGTACCTGACCAATTCAGCAAGGCGTTTGGAGACGTAGCCGACTGGCGCCAACAGAATCAGGCATTCCAGCAACAGCAAGGCGCGGGGGATTTAAACCTCGCGCAGCAGCTCAATGATACAGATAAGCAGCAATTACAAGCGCGCTTAGCACTACAAAAGCTTCGTGAACAGACCGGCTCTCAGTTGTTGGGCACAGCACTGAAAGCGACTGCTGCCCCTCAAGGACATTTTTCTCTTGTAGAAAAAGCCACTGCGTTACCTGATGGGTCTCCAGGCAAACAGTCCTATGTCGTAGACTCATCTACCGGAAATATAACTCCCTACGGTAAACCTGCACCGGTACCTAAAACAAGTGCTACTGCTATAGGACCGATACCCCCCGAACTACAAAAAGCGGTAGACGAAGGTAGACTTGACCCTACGCGCATCAATAGCCGTACTGCACCTATCCTCTCACAACTTGCCGTAGGTAACCCTACGTTAGATTTCAACCGCATGCACTCTGACGCAGCGCTGCAGGCTAACTCAGCATTCCAGCAGAAAGCATTAACGTTAGAAACTATCCCAGACATTTTGAAGCAAGTTACCGACGCGGGTAAAAAAGTTGGGTACTCCGATGAGCGTACAGTAGGTAAAATGCAGGCATGGGCTAAAGGGGAATTTAACGACCCTGACTACACCGCGTACATGACGAAGCGTAACGATGCTCTAATGAATATTGCGAGCGTCATGCGTGGACAAGGTATGTCGGACCAAGCACACAAAGCAGAGGTAGAAGCGGCCGCCCCAACCCTGTCACCAAAGGCGCTGGATGCGTGGTTTAACGCCCAGTACGAATTGTTGCAGCCTAGGCTAGCCCGTACTCAACAAATTACCCACCACACTACACCGACTACCCCCAGTAGTGGGGAACCTCCTGTATCGGCTGCGGCTCCTGTACAGATAAGTACTGACGATGAGTACAATAAATTACCGTCAGGCGCTTTGTTTATAAGCCCTGACGGGCACACACGGAAGAAACCGTAATGCCTGCGTGGGAAAATGCGCCAATTGTGAAAGCGGCAGATTCAGGCCCTGCGTGGGCTAATGCGCCAGTAATTACCCCCTCTACTCCTCCAGCGGAGCCCAAAGAATACGACCCTGTACCTCAGGGGGGAAAAGCGCCTGAGGGCTTCTATGCAGTAACGGGAGACGACGGTAAACAAACACTGCGAAAGAACCAGAGCTTCGGCGACATTATCGCATCTTTGAATAACCTTCCAGGTATGGGACTCGCGGAGCATGCGGGGGCCGGACTCGTCAACTTGGGCGGGAAAGCGGTCAGCGGGCTTGCAGGGATTTTATCTGGGGGTAATCCCGACACAGTGCGACAAGTACAGGACACACTACACGTAACGCCCCCACAGTCTAACGACCCGATTTTACAGGGGATGGGCGCGCTGAACCGCGGAGCTGAAGCTGTTGCAGCTCCCGTAGATAAAGCGGTGGGTAACTTATCACCCGGAGCGCGTACCGCGATTGAAGCGACCGAGGAAGCGATACCGGATGTTGCAAGTGTCTTGGGCATGCGAGGCGCAATACCTGAGTCGACGGCTACTCAAGCTATTGCACGCTCTGCACAAGATGTTGCAAAGGAAGTTGGGTATACCGGACTAAGTACTAAAGCTGACTTAATGGCGCCGGGTAATCAAGCGATTACCGATACGATGATCGCGAAAGATTCAGGGATGCTATCGGGGCAGACTCCAAGCATCACAGCTTTAGATAATGCAATGAAGATTGGTCCGGCTAAGGTTTATCGCCAAGCTGAGAAGGACATTCCTCAGCAACTCACTATGCGGGGGGACCCCCTGCAAGATGCGCTTAAGAACCTCCCCAATCAAACGAGTACTCTTCCACGCTCACCTGACGTGGAAGCGCTCCAAGAGACCATGTTGGCTAAACCCGATTTCACTCGGGACGAGCTATTTGCCAATATACGAGAAGCGCGAGATAGAGCTAAAGCTAATTGGAAATCAGACCACCCCGACCACGGCGCGCTGGGGGATGCCTACTACGCACTGGCTAATGCGTATGAAGACTTTGCAGGCAGGCAACTTGAGTCTGTAGGTAGTGATGTGTCCCTCGCAGATTGGCAGGCTGCGCGTACGCAAATGGCGAAGAACTATCAGGCACGTGCGGCACTGTCCGGGCCACAGGGGGGAGAGCACTTCAATGCGCAAGCGTACGCTAAGATAGCAGAGCGAAATCCCGGCTTACTCACTGGGGATGCTGCATTAGTTGGTCACGTGGCTAAGAGCCTACCCACTACAGTAGCTCCTGGCGTAGTACCTGACTTAACGGGAGCTGCAGCGCAAACTGCTGGATATATACCTTTCGTTGGTCCTATGCTCAAAGCAAAGTTGGAGCAGCTGCGCACGCGCGGTAACTCCGCACTACCTCCAGGTACTCAGAGTAATCCTGCTCTGAGTTACTTCTTCCCGCAGGGCAAGAATCCCCCGCCTGGCTGGGGCCGCGCACCGTCAGCGCCTCCACAATTCGGTGGGTATCTGCCTTCTCCTGCCATGGTGAATGCAGGAGGCGGTATGTCGACGCAGAATGCTCTGGAAGCCCTGGGGCTTACTCCAGACGTGCGTGCCGCCGGGGCACTTCACCCAGGCGCGGAGCGACTCCAGGCGCTTCGGGAACAGGTTTCGCAGCCCCCTATGGAAAATATTGAACCGCCACGTACCCAAAAGTGGGGGGAGTTTTCTCTTTCTCCACAAGGGGCTCCTCAAGAGGGTATCCCCTTTGCAAATGTCCTTGAGCACAAGCCGCCGCCCGGGGGAACTCCGATCCTCGCGCAAGGCCCTCCTCCGGGCGCTTCCGACGCCCAGATCAATTTTAGGAACAAGCTAGCGGCTGACCGCCTACGCAAGCTCGCAGGGGATCTCCGCATGGAGGGGCCAGGGGGCGCAATAGGAAGCCCACTGGACCGCGCACGAGCCGCTCTGCAACGTAGGCAGGCCCCACCACCACAAGCCGGTCAGGAGTCCTTTGACGACCTTATGCGCTCACTGCATGGGGTGACGGGGGAACCGCCGCAAGGATTCGCGAAGGGGGGCAGGGTACGCGCCTTCAAAGGCATCCCGATCGTGCGCGAGATTAAGGCATGGCCGCGGGACAAAGACGGCGGCTATATCCAGCCGGACAAAATCACCCCTGAGCTTGCGGTGATCATGGCGCACAACTCAGAACGCGCAGTCAATCAAGCACAGTTTGCTACAAGCAAGTGCGGTAACCAACACACGTATGACCCTACGGGGGATACTATTTGTTGGCACTGCAATCAGTACGATAAGGAAAATAACGACTGCGAAGTGATTATTGATATTGTCGCCGGCCTGGATGGAGATATCCAAGAAGCCAGTAGTTGCAGACATTTCGAAACCATTCGCGCAGGCGATTGGGAAGTCAAACTTAAGCGTATGACCAAAGCTGCGGCAATGTTTGGTACCGCAAAGAATGGAAAGGGTTTTGGGTGCGGCAGTAAACAAAACCAACGCTGCGGCTGGCGACGTACCAGTAAATGGGGTACAGATCTTTACGGCGATGACACTGAATGGTGCAGTGCGTACTTTATGCCTACAGAACCTACGGGTTGCTGCGCGATCAATAGCACCCCTACCTTACCGGACGGAACTCCACTCAAGAGGAAACACTAATGCCTTGGACACCCAAAGACGCTTTGCGCCATACGAAGAAGGCTACCTCGGCAAAAGCACAACGCCAGTGGAGCGACGTATCCAATAGTGCTTTATCGAGGGGCGCTTCTGAAGGATCCGCGATACGCCAAGCCAATGCCGTTGTAGGTCGTCGCAAATACGCAGACGGAGGCGAAGTGCCCCGGGGGTCTTCCTCACCAGGCACCCCTGGGGTATCGGGGGCGGTACGAGACGCCCTTGCCGCGTTGCGCGACTATGCTATAGATCGTCCGCGGCGGGAAATTCAAGCCGCTAAGGAACAGCGGGAAAACTCTATTATTGACGACACGGCCCCCACTACCCCTGCGCAAACGAACTACGCCGCGGGAGGAGCTATATCTCCTCTTGCGGCGCAGGTGGGTAACCCAATGCAAATGCGCTCTACCTTGCCCAAGTTAGGCAACACTAACCCAATGGGTATGGGGCACATGCGCATGCCCCATGTCCCCCTTGGCGGCACGCTACACAATATAGACCAACACATGGCCGGGGCTAGAATGAAGCTACCCTCACTAAAGGCTGCGATAGGAGGGGCCATACCCCCTCAACAATTACCGCCGCAGGCCATTGCAGTCGTAAAGCAAGCCATTTCACACCTTGCGAACAAAGACGCCTCTTCCGCGGCCGCTACTTTGCGTTCGTCACCAGAAGCTATGCGCTATCCTACCGTACGACATGCGGAGCACGCCCTACGGACGTCTCAGAGGCTTGCGCCAGCTAATCATGGGCTAGCACAGGTAGCTTCCACAGAGCAGCCGCTTACGGGGCAATAGTTACTGACTCACTCTCCGGTTAATCTAACGTCTCGAACGGTCGTATTTCAAACTAACAATCCGGCTCAACGCAATACCACGTATCGGCGTCGCGCCTTAGTTCCAAGTGAGAACACTGCTGATTTGAGGACAGCGCTGCTTTCGGGCGAATGCCATAGACCTCAATATTTTGTCGCGCCAATTCAATGTTGATCTGTTTGGCGCAATCCTCGCAGTAGGGCGGCGGTGTGGGGGTTCCACCAAAGCGCGGGCGCTGTGCCGCAAGCTGTCCGGTTGCACATGCCATCAAAGTGGCCTTTATGTTCTGATGTCCGCGTTTCGCTCACGTTTCATCTCCTTTGTATAGTAAGCCATTCTGGAGTACCTACTCCGCGTAGGTATTCGTTAATGAGTTCCCACTCATGACGCTCCTGCCACTGTAGAAAGACCGGCTTACCGTCTCGGTAGCTTATAGCGTTATTGTCTAATAGATACTGAGCAGCTTGCTCTGGCTCTAAGAAGCGCGGTAAGTCGTCTCTCTTGACCCACTTACCGTTGACGTGCTCCAACGGCACAAAGACGGTTTTAGGAATTCGGAGGGTCATGGGGGCTCTTCCAGTAAAGAGCGTATTGCAACTAGGGGCAAGCCACGCTCTCCATTCTTAACCCACTCTACGGCCGAAACGCGCAGCACGTCCTCCTCCGTCATACGGTGTAACTCGTCGAAGTACAAGTCTGCTTTCAACAAGTACACTCGGTCGCCGCACTGTAGCGCTAGGAGAACCTTGCCGCCTTTGTCACACTCCTCGGTCATCCAGGTAATCTGGCTCTTACGTAGCCCACTTTCGCCTTTGAACGGGTACTTAGCGCCGGGGCGCTTAGCATCTTTCAACTCAATCGTGCCGGAGACCCCTCCCAATGTGTAGTGCACATCTGGAAAACCTGCCGCGGTGTCGGGACTCTCGATGCGCGAGTAGTGCCCTTCCTTGGGCAACAGCTTCACAAGGTACTTCCAGAAGCTCGCCTCGCTCACTTGGGTATCTCGGGTAACCCTAGCAGCTTACGAACCTTCTTCAGATCACGCGATCCGGCTTTCCAGCGCCACCCCGCCGCTGAACGTTCCATGCCTGCCTTCTTGACCCAGATACGCGCAAGCTGTGGCTGCATACCGCGCTCCGCGGCGAGCTGGGACAGGGTCGCGAATCCTTCGACTTCGCGCGGTTTCACGATAGCGTACGCAAGCGTCTTGCCGCGTTTACCCGTGGAAGAAGGTGCAGTGGTTTCATGGGTACTTACCATCGGGGATTCGACAATTTCGTCGATTTCTTTGCGCGTCAATCGACGAGTACTGGGGTCCGGGGGTTTGCGCACGATTTTCTTTATTTTCCTAACTTCAACTTCACTCACGGTAGTTGTACCTCAATCTCTAAGCTGCCGTTTAGGTGCCTGTAGATGCGCATCAGGGATAAAGCGTAGCGTATCCCTACTTTGTCGTTTACCTTGTACCCGTATATTGCATTAACTCCTCCTGGGGTAGGTTCACGTTTACGGCGTAACTCTTCCTGTGTACGACGTAGCTCTTCGCGCAACTTATCGGCTACTTCGCGATCTTGTTGCATATCAATGATTGTGTCGTGTAGCTCAGACAAGTCTACGGTCACATTGACGCCTTCCTGCACTAACAACCACACCGCGGCAAGGGCTTTAGCCGTTACATCTTGAAGTTGGTATCGCAGCTTATCGTTAATTTTACCTAAGTCGTCATTCAAAGTACGTACGCCCCGCAGTTCTTCCTGAAGTGCTTCAACGTCTGACCAGTTTACCCAAGCACCTAAAGCAGCCTGTTGCGGGACCTCGCCATCTATATCGTAACGGGTCATTTCGTCCTCGTTCGGTAGTGATCACATACTAATTCAGCGACACGTTTCTTTCTAGTTATCGCTAAGTAAATGTCTTCATCGATTGTATCAGTAGCGGTAAGAAAATAATAGTGTCCGACTGGTTTATTAAAGTCCAAGATGCGAAAACGGGCCTGCTCAAAGTTGAGCATGCTGAAATCTATGGAATAGCAAATGATGCAGTCGGCTGCGGACATGTCGACTGCAATACCTGCCTGTATCTGCATCACTAGGCAGTCTTGCTTGAACTTACCATCGTAGGGCTCCCCGCCGCGGACTATTCCGGTGTGGTACCCAAGTCGCGCCAGCTCCTGCGCAATGCGGTCTATTTCGTGGCGGAAGCGTGCGATGACGATAAATTTGCCCGCGTGCTTCTTCTGCGCCTCTCTAATCATCTGTGTCATCGCAAACAACTTTTCCCGGCTGATATCGAGGAGGGTAGCCTTTTTCCCCTCGACTTCTGGGGCTACGAGCACGCTGCCGCCTGTTACTTGCTGCAGCTTGATGAGGCTAGCCAGGACGTTCTTGACCTTGATCTGTCGCTTGTTCACCTCAGTGACTAGATCGGCTTTCAGCTCCTCATACGCAGTCCGGGTGCGCTTATTGAGCGCCACCGGTACCTTGGTGTATTTGAGCATTAGTGGCTTATCCCGAGCTTCCCTGAGCGTCTTGCGATAGCTGTGGGCGTGGAACTTTTGGTGGAACTCCTTCTCGTTCTTGATGCCGACTACGTCATGCTGCTTGTACCCCCCGCGGATCAGGTAGCGCCCTTCGAAGCCCTCTTCGAGCACTTCCTTGCGAGTCGCAGGGTCTTTGTAAGTATTATCGAATTTACCGAATACCCCCGGATCGATAAAATCAAATTGAGCCCAGGCATCCTGTATGCCTTGCGCAATAGGCGTCCCAGTCAGCGCCAACCGCCAGCGAGCGAACCTCGCCAGCTTGCGCACTACTCGCGACCGAGTAGCGCCCCGCGACTTGATGTAATGGGACTCGTCGCATATTAGTAGCAGGTCGTTGAGGTATTTGGCTTCTTTGTACAGCGCTTTGCGCTTGCTGACCCACTGCTCGTAATTCTCGATGCGTATTTGGGTGTCGTTAAGCCCGCTGTGCAACTTCATCCATTTCCCTATCTCACGCCACCACACCTCAGGCGCGGCTCCTCCAGCTTTGGGGCATATTACCCATAAGTGCTTGGGGCGCAGAGTATCGGCAATCTTCAGTGCAGTAGCAGTCTTACCCGTACGCTGTTCCAACCAAATTCCAAAGCCCCCCTCGGCCTGCATGAGTGCAAGGGCTTTGTTAGCGCATTCAAGTTGGTACGGTCTTAATTGCATGTTCTACTCTGCCCAGACCCCGCACGTTACCCACTTAAGGTAGCCCAGTGATCTCGCACCAGTGCAACGTGCGGGGAGGGACTTCAAATGACGGTCAACTCATCGGTGTCAATTTCGTACGTGTCTTCGTCGTCCGAAACTACAATCGCTTGGTCGCCGTCGATGCTCTCGATTGTACCTTTGACGAGCTTATTTTTCTCGTCCTTGAATTTCACCTTGGCGCCTTTCTTGAGCTTCTTACTCGAGGGCTTTTTGGGCTCGTCTTCCTCTTCGTCGTCTTGTTCTTCCTCCTCGTCGCCCTCTTCTTCGTCCTTCTTGGTGCGCTTTTTGGGCGGCTCTTCCTCCTCGTCTTCGTCCTCCTCAACGGGTTTAGACTTACCCTTCTTGACGGGCTTTTCCTCTTCCTCATCGCCGTTATCGTCAACGGTATTACCGTCTGACAGCGGTGCGACACCGGTCACGCGAGCGAAGGTACCGTTTTCGCGCTTGTCGTGAGTCAACTCGATAATGCACTCAGTCTCACCGTCGATCATCTCGTCCCAATCAACTTCGTGCTCACCGTCAGGCACCTCGACTCCCATTGCTTCCAGCAGGCCCTTGAGTTTCCACAAGGCTTGCGGTTGGAGCGAGTAGTTGTCGAAACGCACCTCGCGTCCGTTGCACTTATCGGAGGTAATTTCCCACGTTACATCTCGGTAGGGCTCGCCACTCTCCTTACCCTCCTTGGTCTCGGCACTGATGATCTTCGCCTTGTAGCGCCCCTCAGGTGGAGCTGCGCCCCCTCCCGACTTGACTCCTGCGAAGTCGACGGTATCGACATTGCCTTTACGTTTTTTTACTGGTTTTGCCATGTTGGCTACTTCACCTTGTTGGTGTGTTGGTTAAACTATTTGATTGGGGTACTGTAGGTTGTTCTGCTGCCCCCACCCCCCATCTATTCTTTGCCCACTAATACACGCTTGCCCAGCTTGCGCTTGCTGCATGTATTGTAGACTCTCGTCTTTCATTTTACTGTGGTGCTTCCGGCAGGCTTCAATTGCCGCTGTGACCTTCTCTCTGTCAGCCCAGGACAATTCCGTCTCAGTTAACAGGTTGACTAAGGGCATTACTACTGCGCTAAGCGGCTGTTGTTTAATGATGCTCACAGTTTTTTCACCTTTCTAGCCAATGACTCGCCCTTGGAAAGCTTCATGATTTTATCAAACGTCGGATTAACGATATACTCCGGTACAGGTCCCGCACTAACCGGGCGGCGAATACCGCAGCGGTAATATCCTGAGACTAAGCGCATGCAGTATTGCATCTCAGTCTCCTTAGTCTTCTTGTCGTATGACTCCCGGACGAATTGGTTACCGATGACGCTCACTGCACCAAGTAAGAAGTTAGTAATGGAGCCAGTGAGTGCGGTCGTGATCTCAGGCGTCAAGCGGTCATCGTCCTCCTCTGCGGCGCCTATACGCTTCTGGTGCGACAGGAAGCACACGTTATAGCCCTTATCGATCAGGTCTCTGTAGTGGAGCACCCACTCCATCATCCAGCCGCCGAGCTGCCCATAGGAGCGCTGCGAGAACACGTCTTCCGACCGCTGGTTCTTCTTGGCCTTCATCTCGCGGATGACCATCCCCTGCAAGCCAGTCATTTGGTCCAGTACTATCGACTTGTATTTAGTACCACCCTCCAAGTGCCAATACAGGTCTTCCATGTCTGAAGTGCTCGTGACCTTGATCACGTCGACGCCAGCTACATCGATAACGGAGTCTGTGCCGCGCTCCATGATATCCACCAGTAGCAGAGGCTTTGGAAAGGTGCACGCGAAGACGGTCTTCCCGGTCTTCTGGTCTCCGTAGCAGAGCACTGCTATGTTACTTTCTACGTCGCGCAGTGGCTTGATGCGCGACTCTATCGACTTGTTAGTTAGCTTTTTCACTCACGCCTCTCCAGTTTCGCGTGTGTCTTCTTCGCGTTCTTCGTAGTTTGATTTTTCCACGAACTTAGCGTTAACGCCAGCTAATTCTGCTTGGCATAACGAAAAGAATTCACAGCCTTTACAGGTGTACGTCGCATTGCGAGGGAATGATTTCGCGGTACGCATCATCTCAGCGGTAGTGATGAATTCTTGCACCACTGTCTTGGTCATCTGCACCGAGGGTATTGGTAGCGGTATTCGCTGATAGAAACGGTCAGACGCTTTTTTCTCCAACTCCTTGATGTAGTACGCATAGGCTTCTTCGTCCAAGTCGTTATCGCGTATCGCCTTGCGATAGGTGAACACGTCGGTGTCGAGATCCTTGCGGCGGGTGAGCTGCCCGCTCTTCAGTTTCGGCGGTATCGTGGGGGCTTTGGTGCGCAAGTAATCCCAAATGATACCGTCAACTTTTTCTCTGTGCTCGCGGTTCCAGGCTTCCACGTACAACAGGAGCTGCGTATTACTGAAGCGCTCCTCAGCGGTCGGTATTACCCGGTGCGTCTTGCGATCGACCAACCAATGCCGCCCTTGGTGTTTAACGCGTAAATCATAGTGACCCTCAAATTCAATTTTTGGCGTCAGCTGTGTGCGTACTAGCCCCTCGGTCGCAAGCACTTTCCAATCGTCATCCTTGTAGGTGCGCACGTAGCCACGGTATATGCGCCATATATCGCTAAGGAAGTTTTCTCCATAGAACTCGCGCTCTTCTTCGAATAAGACGCCGTACTGGTCTTGGTACTTAGCCCAAATGTCCCGAGGTAGGTTGTGGTCTCTACCGATAATGTGCAGGTCGCGGGCTTCTAGCATCTCGTGCAGTATGGTCCCGCGAAACAGTGCGGCAGGCTTACGCTTGGCTTGTAGGTTTCGCACGTAGGCGTATTCGTATTTCTTGTTACAACTACGCCAAGCCTTAACCTTACTGAAGCCCGTCTTAAACATTTTCTCTAGCTTGCCACGCGTATAACGCAGATTCCCATCGCGCGTCCCATTGTTTACGTCGTCGTAGCTCTTGTTTAGCTGTTTTAGCGCATTGTATCGATGTTATTAAATCCTCATCTGATAAAGTTTTCAACTCAGGGGCTTTACGCATGCCGTGCTGGGCAATGAACCACGTTTCAAATTTCGATTCGGCCATCAATGTACTCCGGTAGAGGGGCACTAATCCAATTCAAGAATGCTTTGGGGATGTCGTACGAGGTCAAGGCAAGCCCACAGCGCTTACCGTGGGACCTCTGACACGCTATACAGCATCCGCTCGTTATGTATCGCTCTGTAGCCTTACAGATACGGCAAGGCTTACCCTGAAACGTACCCGCGCTCTTACGAGGCATCGTAGTTAACGTCTCGTATTTGGTCGAAGAGCCGTTTTAACGCTTCTCGTTGCGCATGGTCGCTAGGGGGCTTCCAGCGACGCGATAGCCCCAGGAGTGCGTGTTGTGCAGACTTCTCTCGAAGAAGCCCTTTTAGAGCGTCGAAGGAGTTACGGTCTACGACAAGAATAAGTTCAGTTACCCCTGCCATGGGGTAACGAATTATATCAGCTGAGGGTATCTTAACTAGGATCACGATAAACTCTCCCACGTCCCCAAGCGCCGACATTAACGTCAACGATCATGGGTACGTTCATTTTGATTTTGAAGGTCTTCAGGAGCCTAGGGCACTCCATGATTCGTCGCACTTTCGGTAATACGTCGTCCTCGCAGCCTTTGCGCATGAGCCCTAGTAAGGCGTCGTGATGCTCTCCACAAAGCTTAAACTGGTCACGATCGATTGTCTCGTTAATTTCGACCATCGCGGCAGCTTTCCAATCGCCGATCGTACCCTGTACGGGGGCGTTAACGGCTTGCCTCTCTGCCTCCATACGGGCGTCTTTATCTGTGGATTGAATACTAGGCAACCTACGTATCCGCCCGAACATATTCGTGACGTAGCCATCAATGCGGGCGATACGCTTACAGCGGTTGTGCCAGGGCTCTAAGCCGGGGTACACCTCAAAAAAGCCTGTCCGGAACGCATGTGCCTGGCCCCAAGTGCACTCCCAATCATAGTCAACGCGGGCTTTCTTCATGAACGTGTTTTCGTACATGCCGTAGAGGTACCCGAAGGATATTCTCTTAGCGTTAGTACGGGCGGTTTTCCACTCTTTCCAGGCCTTAGTACAGGCTTCTACCCCCATCTCCCGCATAATGGTTAAAGCATCTGACAACGATGGCTTACCGTATTTATTGCAGACGTTCCGTTTAGCTACGGTGTCTATAGCTGCTTGGGCGTATTCTGGCATGTGTCCCGCACCTACTAGAAACAGCACAGTATTCCAATGAACATCCTGCCCCTTACGGTAAATACCTATTAGAGTCGTGTCGCCAGACATTTCTGCAGCTATGCGTAGCTCTGCCTGCGATAAGTCCGCGGCGACGAATTCCCAGTCGCTATCGTCAGGCAAAGCGATAATGGAACGAATATCGCCGTCCGTAGGGATCTGATGCAGCCGGCTCGAAAATCTGCCCGTAACCGTCCCCGGCTGCTTGTAGCTGAAGTAAATGCGGTCGCCTACAATGTACTGCTTCCACCCTTCCAGATAGCTGCTGATGATCTTCTCTAGCTCGCGAAAATGGAGCAGCTCGTTGATGATAGGGTGTTTGCCTTTTAAGTCGACTACGGCAGCTTCCCCCGTCGATGGCGCGCCGGTGGGCGTGCGTGACTGAATAGGTAACTTTAGTTTCTCAAATAGTATGCGCGCGACTTGTTGGGGGGAGTTCCAATTAACTTCTTCTCCCGCACTTTTTATCAGCCCTGACGATGCGAAATCTCGTCTTGTGCCGAAATCGTCTTCCATTTCAGCGTACTGCTTTTTGTCGACGGGCAGCCCTTCCGCCTCGATCGCCTCCAGGGCATAGGAGGACGGCATTACCAACTCATTAAACAGCCTGCGTAGCCGCGGAGTCTTGCGAAACACTCTCGAAAATTTGCGTGCTAGGTGCAGGGTATTCCAAGCGTCGCGAGCGTTGTACTCCCAATACTTTTCCCGATTGGCGAGGTCCTGCATCTTCTCGCGCCATTCAGGCTTATCGCTAATCTTTAGGTCTTTGCCTAAGTCGTATTCCGGGCAATCCAGCTCAACCCGGGAGACGTACTTCAAATCGTGATCTTGGTTTTCGTCGATAAGATGGTGGGCCACCATAGCATCAAAGTGGTACGGTAGCGACACGTCGTATACGCGTAGGATGGCTCCAGAATCAAACTTACCGTGGAACACGGCAGCCCACTTCGTTTTCGCTTTTCGCGCCATGACGCGGAAAAATGCCTCCTGTGCATCGAAGTCACCTTCATAAAAACCCCCGGGCATTTCGAGTGGAATGACCCATGAGCAGTCGTCTAGTGCAAATGAGATGCAACGGATTACGAAGTCAGGTTTGCGTAGAAATAGCCCGTTGGTTTCTGTGTCGTAGGCGTACTCCTCTGCAGCAGCAAACGCTGCGAAGAATTCGCGCAGCAACTTGCGGTTTGTGACAACGCGATATTTGAACGCGTCTTGGGTCTCCCCTAGGGTACCGTCAATCTGGCGCTTGAGCCGGGCTAAGTCTTGTTGGATCACGAGCAGCTTAGAGGGGTCTCGGAAGGTTGCCGCCGGGTGGTACGTCGGGCAAATAACGCGTCCGTCTTTCTCAATCATTTGCCCGTGCGCCGTAGACACCTTGGCTTTGGCGACGGCTTTCGTCGCAAGGGCGCCTAGCGGTACGATGTACTTGGGGTCTATGAGCTTGATTTCTGCATCGAGGTACGGCTTACAGGCTTTGATCTCTTTCGCAGTTGGCGGACGGTCCGCGGGAGTTAAGCAGCGCACGGCGTTCGTGTACCGTATCTTGTGTTCGCCCAGCCCTGCCTTCGCTAGTTCCCCCTTCAGGATACGCCCAGAAGGCCCTACGAACGGTTTACCGACGCGATCTTCTTGGTACCCGGGGTTCTGCCCCACCACAAGTATTTCAGCGTCCCTGGGACCGTCCCCGCCCACGCAGACCGTGCGAGCACCTGCGTGTAGAGGGCAGAGGATGCAATTGGCGTTTCTCATTGCGTAGTACGGCAGAGGGGGCACATGTCAGTATTGTGCTGCTTACCTTCTTGGTGCAACTGGGCAACCCTAACCGCGATTAATGCGTCTCTCTCTTCATCGTTGCACAACTCCCCTAGTACTTCATTGGACAACGGTAAATCGCATTCTTCCAAGTCGTCTGGGTTTATACCAAATACCCGCCTACTGAAGTCGATAAGGTTGTAGTCTCCCGTAATGTCTACGGTAACTGTACCGTCTTCGTTTATGGAGTACATCGTAACGCGTTGCCAAGTCGTCTTCAAACGGTAAAGCTTGTTAGGCGGCAACCGTTTAGCAATTTCCTTAACTACTTCTGGGCGCGATTCAACCCACGCTTGGTACGCTTCTTCGTCTAAATCGCATAATTTTGCCATGTTATAGACCTGCTAATCCCTCGTCTCGTGCGACGTTGATTTCAGACATGCGAACTGTGGCGTCTTTTTCCTTGTATCGGTCAGGGTGGTACTGCGCAGCAAGCTTGCGGTACGCCTTCTGTATGTCCTTCTTAGTTGCGCGTATCGATACCCCTAAGGTCTCGTGCCAAGGTTTCTTGCCTTGAGTATTCGGCGGAGCGGGTGGCGGTGTACGAGCGTACCCTTGGCTGAATGGCCCCCGGCCGTAAAAAGCTTCCTTGTACATCTCTTCGAACGTTTGTCGAAACTTTTCTCTGTCGAAACCGGGATCTTTAGCGTTCGAGTAAGTGCCGCCAAAACCAAAACTACCTCCCCCAATATCGTTACTGTACGAATCTGCGTAGTCCCATTTCGAGTGCTGCCTTTCTTGGTCTCTTTCTCGTTTCGGTGCTTCGTACTCGTCATCTGCCCAAGCCTTACGGGCTTTTTCTCGCTTGCTTTCGTTTTGGGAGTACACCCCTGCCGCTTCGCGGCGCTCTTTCAGCTCCTTGAGACGCCGCGCAGTATCCGCACATGTACTAGCGTTAATGCGTGACATAGTCGTCTGTGGGGTAACCTTACGCGCTTTCTGCATCTCAGCCACGTAGTACACTATGAGCCCATCAATGGAAGTAACGTCACCTTCCCTAGAGACCCACTGTTGCTCACGACACTTCTGTTGGTACCACTCTTTGAGTTGCCCTAGTACCTCTTCCAACAACCAGCGCGGTTTAGGTAGGCCATCGCTCCACCCCTCTACTTCTTTAATTAACTTATCGCGATTGAACACCAAGTGAAATTCAGCCCAATTACTCCCATCCATAGGTACAACAGCTCCGGCGACTTCACACGCGGTCAATATAGCGATAATGTCTTCTAACGTGGGGCGATGGTCTACGGAACTCATGTTGTCGATACCTCCTTCTCGTGCTGTATGCGATTGTGCACTTCTTTGCGGTTAATTGTGACGTTCTTAGGCGCCGCAATGCCTAAGCGTACTTGGTTTCCAACAATACCTAGTACAGTCACCGTGATGTTGTCCCCTATCATGATCGTTTCAGTTAGCCTGCGAGTCAGTATTAGCATAACACTATCCTATGTAACGCAATTACCCTCTAGCCCTTCGATTTATCACCCCCTTACATATAACTTTGAAGTATCTTCAGTACCGCGAATACTATTACCAATAATAGTATCTGTACCGTAAAATCATGCCACTTTTTCACGCCGCTACGCCTGAACTAGCTTTCGCACGTCGCTAAGAGTTGTACGACGTACGAAGTGCCCGTCTACCCAGACGGTCTTATAGAGGTTTTCTCTGCCGTAGCTGTTTTGTTGTCCTTGAGTTAACTGGTCTGTCATCTGTAAAGTACCGTCCTCTGCGCGCAACACGATGATACGCCCTCTAGCAGACTTCTTTTCCCCTGTATCGGTGACAGGGTTCTTCGAGAGGAAACGCTGTTCGCCGTTGACTTGCGCCCACGTGGCTTTGATGGCGAATCCGTGCGTGTCGCGGGTTACGTACTGGTACGTGTAGGAGCCTATACCGAACACTACGTTGGTCGACGCGAATCCCTTGCGCTTCAATCGTTCACAGATCTCCCGGGCGCGTTGCTCATTGATGGAGTCCCCATAAATCGCTCCTATGTGAGAGTCGAGTACGCGATATGAGTCAGCGTTTACAGTGCCTCCAAACAAGTCCCAGAGCAGTTCAATGACTCCCTTATGCTGCGGTGTACCTTTTGCCCAACGCGGATCTCCACAGAGGATGTCTACGGGGTCACCGCTGTCTGGGCGTATGACAAGTTTTCCTTCTCGCGCCATGATCTGGTCCTTCAGTCGGGGCAGGGTCTTCGTGAGTACTTTCCATAAATCCCACGTATCACAGACCACGGATAATATTCCACTCGGGTACAAGTCAAGCAGACGAGCAATGGTGCTCTCCTCGTCCTCCTGGCCTCCCGCGCACATCACGGAGTGCTCGGTAGCCGGGACGCTGCCCCCGATGGGTTCTGCGGCGTCGTAATAGCGCTCCAGCAGCTCTATTGCAGGTAGGCAGTCCGTACCTAGGAAGGAAAGAAGATGAGCCGCTCCAGACAGCGCCGCTGCTCCTGGGCACGCCATTCCGCGAAAGCTGAAATCATGCCCCTGCCAGTCCACAAACGAGGGGTCACCTCCTGTCTGCTGAGCGTAACTGAGCAGGTCTCGGCGGTACCGTCGGGCAGTCGATGCGGAAGTGCAGGGCATCCAGAGCACGGACGATAATAGAGTCTCGAAGTAATTGGTGACCCAGAAGAAATCAGGGTGCGTATTCTCGATCGTGAACATGGGCACTCTAAGCGGTACTGCAGTACCTTCCGGTAGGGCGCAGAAGCGCAATGGGATATAGCCCAGGTTGTGCAGCTCCGCGATGTGCTCTGTACCGATATCGTTCGGGCCGAAGTACGCATTCAGCCGACGTCGGTACTTATCGCATACTTCTCCGACCGGGCGGGAAAAGAATGTTTCTTGCGCATGCTCCATAAGATATCGCTGCAGGAAGTACTGCAACCCAAAAAACGTGACCGGCTGGCCCTGTGCTACGCGAGTTGATCGTGCAGTAAAGTTGGAGTAAACGTACTGCGTACCCGCAGGGTACTGGCGCCGATGGTCCAGCTTATACCCGTCCGTCAACGTAATAAAATCAAACATTATGATTTCCTCCTATTTTTGCGAACAACGCAGGTAGTAGGGGGTACACAGTAAAGCGATAATTTTGCCAATTCGGCGTCAACCTATACCAACTATCTGTAGTGATAATGCGCGAGTAGGTGTCTGATATAGCCTCAAGACCTTTCGAGAAAATACCGTGCGACACAAATAACTGCAGCTCCGACTCTTGTGCGTAGTCGTCGTTGTTCCAAGCTTCCGCGAGTAGGTTAAACGTGGCCCCCCCGTCGCAAATGTCGTCTACGACGATGTACTTACCTCGCGCAGGCAAGTCTGGCATCTCGTACTCACTAATATAGCCCGTACGCGAATCGCGGTGCTTTAGGCAAGATATGAGATACGCATCGGGGGAGAACTTTGCTCTGAACTGCTCTGCTCGGCCTACGGCCCCCGCGTCAGGTGCGATGACACCGGCAACGTCCGCCATACCGTCTATTGGCAAGTCCGCAGGCATGAACGTTTTGAAGTCTAAGAACGTCTCCAGCGCGCTTGAGTGCGGGTCGAATACCGATACGGGATACGGACCTCCCAGCAACTCCGCCATGATACGGATGGTCAGGGGCGCAGTACCGTCCGTGCGATCTTGGCGAGCGCCGGGAAAGTAAGGGCAGAATACCGTGAAGTCGGCGCGTTGTGCTTGTAGAGCGCTAATGACACATGCAGCTATGCCCACATCATTCCACGTGCGGGGCTTAAGGTGGAATAGTACGCTGCCGACAAACTTAGGTAGTTTCGCGTGTGGCTCACCCCCAGGGAAGAACAACGTCTCAATGCCCGACGCGGTGTAATTATCGCTATCAATTATTGTCGTCACAGTTACTTCCTTGCGATGATTTTGCAGACGAGAATGTCTTGGGTCTTAGTGTGCTTATCGATAATCCGCTGAGGTACTTTAGCCTCTGCAACGACTTCTTTCCAAGCTGTTGTGGAGCGGGATTGCGTAAACACATTCGCTTCGAACAGTCGACCTTGACGCTCTCCAGTCCCCATCGCTTTCAGCTCTTCAAGTGCTTCCTTCTCCTGCGCTTCGAGGTCTGCTATATCGGCTTTAATGCGGCCAAGACGGTCCACCAGCTCAGTCACGTTCAACAGTTTTTTTGGCTTTACCATGTTCGTTCTCGGTTACTATAAAAGTGAAAGGCCCCTTACCGCACCTTGGGCAGTAGTGATCTTTCACTGACCAGTTTTGTTTAGTTTCGTGCGACCAAGCGTGCCCGCATCCGTATCCTTCAATTACTCCCCATACCGTCGTGCCGCACTGATGAGTGTGATGCGCCAAGGGGATTACTCGTTACTAGCGATAGGCCCACACTTACATTGGAAGGGTGTCATGTTCGTTCGTCTTCGTAATGCCTTCCACACGTAACTTTTTTGCGGCCCTTTCTAACGCCGAAGTGCCGTTGGAATCCGTATACATCTCGTCCACATCTGGAGCAGGTTGTTAGGGCGTATCCCAATAAGTAAGCGTAAAACCTGTATAGGTACTTCATGTCAATTACTCGTTATTCGCAAGTCGACGCATGTCTTTCAGAGCCGAGTCATTGTCGTCGTAGAAACGCGCAGGATTGATGTGATAGCCGCTCTCTCGGTAGATCAACATAGCGGCGAGTTCCGTGTTGTGGAAGCGCTCCAGGGCGTAGCCCGCCTCTCCCGCGAGATGCACGACCCATCCCGCACGGCAGTGGGTCGTATCCCACGTATGCCACAATCCCATGTTGAGTGCGTGTGGGCGATTAACAGCCTCTAAAACCCGCTGGTGGATATTGTCGATGCGAGGGATTGGCGGCGCGCCCACATCGTTTTTTATAGTCGGGTCCGCGTGAATGCCTATCTTATCGTTTAGGTAGGCAAGATGCGAGCAGTCCGAGCAGTCCGAGCAGTACGAGCAGTCCGAGCAGTTGGTACAGTTTCGACAGTCTTTCAGACTATCCAAAGCAGCCTGAGCCGCTTCTAGAGAACCGAAGTACGAGATGCTACATCGGTTTCCGTTAGTATCTATCAGCCAATCGTTATCAGTTGACATTTATTAACTCCAATCACTCGTTGCCCGCGATAGGACCACATTTACATTGCGCTAGCGTCTTGGCTCCGCACGCAGAACACCAAGGAGTAGGGTCGTAACTACCCTGCTCCTTGCGCAATTCGCGAAGCGCTTCTTCAACAGTTTCCAATCCGTAACCGTCAATAAGTGCCTCAAGCTCTTCCGCAAGTGCGGGGTTGGTAATTAATACTTCGCGAGTCACAGTAGAACCCTCTCTGTTATGATTGAACACGTTTAGTCCTTGAAGGGGCGCCTAGGGCGCGCCCCAGTTATTGTGTTTGTTACGCGACCATCTGCAGGACCTTGCCCGCTTCTCGCTCGAGGTATTTGGCCGCTTTGCGAAGTAGTGTAGGCGAATCCTTCATCATACCTAGGGCTTGATTACACCTAGTACATAATAAGCCACGTACTGCACCTGTCTTGTGATCATGGTCTATCGACAAGGTAGACTTACCTTTTGCGGTTTCAGTATTTTCACACACGGCACAGACACCTTTTTGCTGCTTAAGTAATGCCTCTACTTGAGTACTAGTGAGCCCAAACTTACTAGCTATGTAAGCGTGCCTCAAGGCAAGCGCATTATTCTTACGATAAGCTTTGAGGTACTGCGCAATTTTTACTCGGTTATGTTTAGCGTAGCGACGATTATAGTCTCTAAGTAAATAGTAGTTAGCTTCGCGCCACTTACGTTGCTGCTGTTGTGCCTTAGTACGATTTCTCGCGTAGCTACGTCGGTTTACCTTCAGTACTTTTTCAGGATCTTGTTTGTAACGCCAACGCTCATAACACTTATGACACCGTCCGCGCGCTCCTTTAGCGTCTAACTTACCTAGGCAATCTCTGCAGACCTTCTTCACGCTGGCTACCGTGAGCGCGTTTGCGCTGTGGGATTAAGTATTAACGTTAATTGGGTAGGTGTCAACTATTTAATCAGCTACTCCTGCTAAATCACAAAAGGCCGTTATCTTTCCATTACGGTCGATACCTAAAGCTTTCATAGCTGCAGTTACCTTGTCGTACCAGATAAGCTGCTTCTCACGGTCCAAGATGGCCCGCGTTCCAGGGAGTACTTCCGGTCTATCGTGCTTCAGTTGTAGAGCAACTTCCCGCTCTTGTGCTGTAAGGCGTAGTGCTGCTTGTGCATCTGATTCGTAAGTCTTCATACCTTAGTTACCCTGCGTGACGACGGAATACGCTAGCTGCTGCGCGAATACGTCGTGAATGGCACGCGTGATCGCCTCTCCTTGGCAAGCGGTCGTCGAGTGGAACCGCGTGCCGTTGCGCACATCCGGATTGGGGCAGACCTTCCTGGCCGCAACCTTGATGCGTTGGAACAGCTCGCGCGCACCTTCCGGGGTGTTCTTCTCGAGGTCACCGAAGTAGACGACGGTCTGGTGAACAGGCGGTGTCGCGTGTGCGGTCCCCAATAAGCCAAGGGTCAAAGCGATAACAGCTAATTTTGAAAAGCGTGACATGTTCGTGATTCCTTGAAATTTATTTTGTGACTAAGTGCTCAGTGCACCGCGTAGCAACCCTGACCGTTCAAGGTGCTACACGCGGAACTTAGTTGCGGTTATTCAGTCAACACTAACCATTGACAGCCCGGTGCTTTCATATCGATAAGTATTTTCACTACCTCCTCTGCAAAAGTGCTTAGTAATTTATCTATACTAACGATAGCGGCGTAGGTGGCGGTGTAGGCGGCGTAGGCGGCGTAGGCGGCGGCGTTGGTGGCGGCGGCGGCGTAGGCGGCGGCGTAGGCGGCGTAGGCGGCGTCGGCGGCGGCGTTGGTGGCGGCGTAGGCGGCGTTGGCGGCGGCGTTGGTGGCGGTGTAGGCGGCGTAGGCGGCGTCGGCGGCGGCGTTGGTGGCGGCGTAGGCGGCGTCGCGAGCGTTCTTTTCAGTTGGATCCCGCTCGCAGAGATCGGCAAGAGTCAGAAGCTTGTCCTTGTGAAAGGTCTTGCACACGGATGCCGCCGCGCGAAGCGCCTGAGGCACGCTGGATTTGATCGCCAATAACACGACTCGTCGCGCGAATTCTTTCTCGTCCAATGCGCCCGCGCTCCCGAGCTGCGCCAGGGCAAGCCGACGCATACCGCGCGAACGAGCGATAGCTGACGACCAACGGGAGTCGTTGAGACGTACCTTGAGACGACGCAGAGCAGGCGCCACGCACGATGGGTTATCACCATGCGGCAATCCCATGGCGTAACACACCGCAGCCTCCACGCACATTCGACCTGGGGCAGGGTTACCCAGGCCGCTGACCAGGCCAGCATCCACTGTTTCTAAAACTTTACGTGCGATATCAATATTAATTTCCACTTTATTCTCCTGCGGGTTGTCTAAGTACATCGTGTAGCGCCCTAGTCTGACGCTACGGCGATTAACTCAGAGCGGCCCTGTTGCGAGGATTACTTGCGCCATTGGCGTCTTAGACACTTCATCAAGAATACGTGTCCAACCTGCGTTACCGTAGTACTCTGGGTCGCTCTTGAACAGGTTCCACATGGCCTGTCGCACATCGAGACGTAAGCGACGCCCTTCACACCATTTTTTGAAGTGCTGCTGGTCTTGGTAGTCAGGTCGCGCTGTCATTTCAGTCTCCTGTTTAGTGCGTTTCTCGATGTGAAGTAGCTTATCGTCTGTGGTCAGTGTTGTCAACTAATTTATCAAGTATACCCGGCCCGTGATCTTTATCCATACGCACTGTGCCAAACAAGTACCATTCGGCGCGGCTATCCAATTCACAAGCTTGCTTACGCGCAGCGTCTACCGCAGCCAATGCTCCTACGTGATCGTTTGTGAATGGTCCTTTCAATAAACGATATTCACGACTAGCGTTCCCGTTTTCACGAACCACAGAAACGTAATAGAACCCAGGTCTAGTGTCCGGTAGTTGCATCTTCTTCCACCCACTTAAACCCTGGGAGGGTCTCAGCTTCGGCTATTTTCCTCGCGGCTGCCGTGTACTTGCGTTTAATGTTATTAAGGTAGCGTGCGTCATTCAAAAGTTTTACGGCTTTTTCCGCTACGTCGCATGTAGCCGTAACGCGCTCGTCGAAAATTACTTGTTTACCGCTAGCTCTATACACGTAAGTCTCCTTAACCAGTGACGCTATTCAATCACGTGTGGTCAGAGTTGTCAACGTCCTTGTGCAAATATTTTTGGTGTGGTAGCTTTTGACCACTATGGCACAAAAAACGCAGTTACAGAAGCACATTGACCAGCTAGTGGATAAACACAAGGGGGTACGCACAGCAGCTAGGGCGCTCGGGCTAGATCACGCTCTACTCTATAAGCTTCAGAAAGGCATAAGAAAATCAGCTAGCCCGGAGAGCTTACGGAAGCTAGGGTTACAACGAGTCGAGGAGATCAAACTGCTATGAACGAAGAGACATACCGAGGCACGGGCCGTACGACGCGCGCTATGTTAGCCGCTAAACAAGGTGCAATATACATCTGGTGCAATGACCGATTGAATTACCCTAAAGACCTTACCAAGAAACATGGGAGAGGTGATCTGAAGGTTGTAGGCCCATCGTGGCTAACTGATAATGCATGGAGGGGTTTAAAGCTACCTGAGATAGTACTAGATCACGACGCTAAGTTAACTGAGCCACAATGGTGCTGTTATCACGCAGCTCTAGCCATGGTGCGTGAATGACCGTCCGACGTATTCCAGGCTACTCCAAGCTCGTGCGCGAGCTACTGGATCCTGCGCGCCCCAAGTACTCGGAAGCAATCAAGTCATTCGCCGCGTTTGCGCCCGATGAGCGCATGTTCAAAGTGTTGGTGGCGCACTTGGATGATGCGTGCGAAGAAGTACTGACAACTAACAGAAGAGGACGAACATGAAAGTTTACATCACGAAGTACGCACTAACGGAAGGCATTCTCGAGGTAGACGCTGAGATAGACGGTACTATGGCGAAATATCGTAACGGCGCTTTCCCTGTTTGTGCTCATGGGGAAGGCCGGGAGTGGCACCTGTTAGAGAAGAGCGCTTTAACCAAAACAGAAGAACTGCGCCAACGTAAAATAGCGTCGTATACCAAAGCAATCGACAAACTCAAGAAAATGACTTTCAAAGTTAAAAAGTATGACTTCAATAAGGCTCGTTAAGAAAGCCTGCAAGACGTTAAAGCCGCACGTGTGGAAGCGTGCGGTGACTTGCTTTTGGTCCGAGCGGTGTTTGAAGTTAGGTTGCCAATGGGCTGCCTTCCACCAACTGCCTGAGGATTCCGCGCTGCGGCGGAAGAAGGCCTGGCTATGCGTGTCTTAGTTGGGTGTGAATTTTCCGGTCTTGTTCGTGATGCTTTTCGCGCACGCGGGCATGACGCATGGAGTTGCGACCTGCTGCGCAGTGAGCGGGGTGGTCCGCACATTATAGGTAACGTTCTGGATTACTTGAATGCCAGTTGGGACATGCTTATCCAGTTTGCCCCCTGCACTTACTCAACTAACTCGGGAGTCCGTTGGTTATATAACGCTGACGGCGTAAAAGTCCTTTCCCGTTGGCGCAATATGCGCTCAGGGGCGAAGTTATTTAACCGTTTGATGAGTACAGATATACCCAGAATATGTGGTGAAAACCCGGTACCTCACAGGTACGCACGTGAAATAATGGGTTGCTACACGCAAATCATACAACCATGGCAGTTTGGCCACAACGAAACAAAAAAAACATGTCTATGGCTGAAAGGATTACCAGAACTGAAACCAACTAAAGTTGTATCGGGCAGGGAACCTCGCGTTCATTACGCTGCCCCCGGGGTAAATCGTTGGAAAGAACGCAGTAGAACACTGCAGGGGGTAGCAAACGCAATGGCAGAGCAGTGGGGTTGACTTGACGGCTAAGCTTCGCGGGGGCTAGCGTCACCAGACTTTCACAATTCGAAAAAGGACGACCCGCCCACTCCTGGTGCTGCCTCGAAACAGGCGGGGTCCCTATCACGCACGAGAAAACTCACACATGGCCAAGTTAACCGACGAGCGCATCGGTCGTCAATCTACCCTCGTTCGAAAAGTCAAGAGGAACGGCGCCGGCAATGGGGTAGGGCATGGGGAGCCTATTGCGCTGACCTCCGAAATCCGGACCGCGCTCGCAGTGGCTCGGGACTACCCCGTGTTCCCGTGTGACGGTATCAGTAAGTCACCACTTACTAAAACGGGCTTCAAGGAGGCGACTCAGGACGCCGAGATCGTGGCCAGGTGGTGGCGTAGGTACCCCCAAGCCCTCATAGGGGTGCCCACGGGCTCCCTAAGCGGTTTGGTGGCCATCGACTGCGACCCTAAGAGCGGCGACTGGTTCCAAAGGCATCGGGCAAAGCTTGGAACGTTCCGCATGCACCGCACGCGTCGCGGCAAGCACCTGCTGTACCAATACCCCGAAGGGTCTGGAATTCGGATCAGCAAAAGCTCCGACACGATCGATGTGCGGGGAGAGGGGGGGTATGTCGTGTGGTGGCCCGCACATGGGGGTGAGGCATTCGGAGAGCTGGGTGAGTTACCGGGATGGTTATCGGAGTTATGTAAAAAGCTGGCGGGAGGTCGGGCGCCGAACAGCCAGGAAGGAGGGGTTGCCCCGGAAGTCGAGAGTCGCGATGCGCGCAAGTTCAAAGAGGGGGGGAGAAACGATGCGTTGAGCGCGCGGGCATATCACTACCGCAAAATGGGCTTGTCCACTCGCGAGATAGGACAAGCGCTGTTGCAATATGACTTGGAGCATTGCGAGCCCCCGTACCAACACACGGACGGTAAGGACAAGGTTCTCTACATTGCACGTAAGAAAAATAACGTATTGACGGAAGAGCAGGAGAAGCGTCGGGCGGACGAAGCTAAAGTGGAGTTGTTGAGTGCGGCGGATGTACCGGAGGAGCGCGTCGATTGGTTGTGGAAGGGGTTCCTTGCGCGCAACAAGCTGCATTTGTTGTCGGGAGCCGGCGGCTCGCTGAAGTCGACCTTGACGCTTGAAATGGCCAAAGTGGTTTCTACGGGGGGTGAGTGGCCCGATGGTACGCGGTGCCGGCGTGGCAACGTCATTCTCTGGACGGGTGAGGATGATCTGGGGGATACGGTAAAGCCTCGATTGAGGTTTGCAGGAGCTGATCAAACACGGGTGTATTTTGTCGATGAAGTGGATGAGAAAGGCAAGAAGCGCGCTTTCAACCCTGCGGTCGACATGGAGAAGCTGAGCCGGGCCTGTGCGCAGCTGGGGGAGGTTTCGCTCGTCATCATCGACCCTGCGATTTCGGTTGTGCAACGGGATTCAAACTCAGCTGCAGAAGTACGCAAGGGGCTGGACTCACTCATTGCGCTCGGCAGGAAGCACAAGGCCGCTGTGTTGGGTATTCATCACGTCAACAAGGGCAGTAAGGGGAAGACTCCAGGCGAGCGCGTTACGGGAAGCGGTGCGTGGACGCAGGCTCCTCGATTGTCATTGATGGTAGGTGCTATCGATGCGGGAGACGACAAGGTGCCCAACCGCTGGGTGTTCTTTTGCGAGAAGACGCAAGGCCGAGGGCGCGGGGTCGGGTATGAATATACGTTTGAGGAGGAGCCTAAGACCGAGTTGACGCGCATCGCGTGGGGCAGAAGGTTGGAGGGCAGCCCGCAGTCTATTCTCGCGGAAGCCGAAGGCACGGAAGGCGAGGGCTCCAAGATTGCAATCGCGGTCAAATTCTTGAAAAAGCTTCTGTCCAAAGGTTCAGTTAATAACTGGGAAATACATAAACAAGCCGAAGATGCGGGTATTCGAGGGATAACTTTGACCAGGGCGGCTGCTGAATTGAAAGTAATAAAGCTAAAAGCAGGTAAGAACTCGTTCAGGTGGGGGTTACCTGAAGAAGATGAAGACGCCTCGCGTATACCTACGTAGGTGATCGTTGGAAGGGGTTTATGCTGTATTTACCGCATTTCACCATCAATCACATATTGATCGTTGGTGTGATCGCTGGTAAAAGCATATATACTCACCAACGATCATACGAACGTTCTATATGTGATCGATGGTGGAATACTATTTTTTATATATTAAAACCATTCAAACGATCATTTAGGGTGTGTATACATGCGCGCGAGGGTAAGATGATGAAAACCAAAAGAAAAATAAATGTACTTTTCGGGGCTCCACGGGGATTAATAGCGAAGCTAGATAAGCTGGCCACTAAACGGCGTATGACGCGTTCAAAGCTCATACGAACCGCTATACGCCAATTTTTGCTTAACCCCGAAGTACAAGAGGAAATAACTCCAAAGCCGCTACGTAGAACCGCCAGGGTTATTGAAGTAGAACAGTGGTTTCTTTCCACGATGCAGGAATACGGTAATCAGATGCGCAGCGCAGAGATGGGGCGTGAGGCGATTAAAGCAGGTATAGGGTGGGGCAGTTTAACGCCAGTAAGAACTACCCTACGCAAACAGGGTAGACTTCAACGGCCAGTCGATTGTGTGCGGGAGCCTTGGAGACTTCTCTGGTAGATGACTATATACATCAACCGCTATGTGTATTAACGCTAACTAACGATAGGACGAAGTCGTCGACAAGCTGCCGGAGCCTAAAACCTAACACTATGTACAAATACCTATGAATGAAGTATGGTGCAGGTGACGATTGTGCTTTAAATAACGCTAAGAGGACGAACATGAAAGCCGATAATAGATACGATGCTGACTATTCCGTGGTCTCAAGTCTGATGATGCTCCTGTCGAGGAGTGACGCCAACCAACACGAACAATTCGCTGAAGGGTTGGAGAGCTGTTGGTCCATCGTGCGAAATAGTATGCCCAAAGAGTTACGAGATACTCCGTGTGCCTTGGTGCTGCAGGTGTACTTCCAGTATCACGGCGACTTACGCAAAGCGATTGCGGATTGTGAAGCGCTGTTGGTGAGCAAGGTCGGGTACGAAGCTCACCGAGAGCACATGGACCGCGTCAGAAACCAAGTAGGGGCTGTAGGAGGGCTTTTCGACCTGCTCCACGCCCTCAAGGAGGGCAAAGCGTGAACGCCTTGCCTAAGCCTTCTGTGATGCGTCTTACGCCGCGTCGACTGGAGGTCCTGAAGCTCGTGTGCCAGGGGTACTCAACCAAGAAGATCGCAGAACTACTGGGGATCGCGCCCAATACCGTGAGCTGTCACCGGGACGCGCTGCGTGAAATATCGGGTGCCCACAATGCGGTGCAGTTGGCACAGTGGGCCAGCACGCTTCAAACGAAGAGGTATTAACGTGAATCAACAGAAGATGTTCGTCCACGGCGCGGGGGGCGCAGTCACGATAATGGGCCATTCCGTAAGCGGCGAAGATTACTCCATTGAGATTACGCACCCGGCGCTCGCCCGCCGCTGGGTTAAGGTGTTGGCACGGCGGAAGTGGCGCCGTAAAGGTATGGGCGTGCAGGTGTATCAACGTAAACCCAAAAAGGTAACAATATGAAAATCATCAAACCCGGTATTGAGCCCGCAGAGAGGGTGTTTCAGGTGACTTGTCGTGATTGCGAATGCGAGTTTGCATTCAAGCGCAAGGAGGCGAATATGACTACTGACCGGCGGGACGGCGACTTTTTGAGTATTAATTGTCCAACTTGCTTTAGAACAGTAACGGTTGTTTTATGAAAAAATGCGCTATACATAAACGCCCGTTAGGTCAAGGGGGGTGTAAAGCGTGTTTGAAAAGATGGTTTACACGTTATCGGGTCAAGGACAGCCCGTTGCGGGTGTCGGACGAGGAAGCCTCTCGCCAGTTATTGCTTTGGCTGCGCTCCCGTGGCTTGTTCACTAACTGGGTAGTTTGACACTTCAACCTCGATAGGGAATACTCCCGTCACGCCCGGTTCGACACTCCCTCGGGCGCTTCACGTTCGTCCATACGTTCTCGCCCGCACTGCCTCAACCCAGCTGCGGGCGTTTTTTTGTATACTGTCTTTGGCGGAGGTCGCCGGTTCGAATCCGGCCGCTGCGAGGGTTAGCCCATGCACAGCGTAGCTCAGCAGGGAGAGCATCGCTTCTTCGCCATATTTGCAAAAGCTTGAGCTTCTGGTACCTTCCGGCACGTTTGACGTGAGACGAACGCATTGCCCGCACGTAAGGTCAAGAGGCTCAAACGAGGTCCCACCAAGGTAACGCGCAAAAAACCACCCAAAAGCGACGGTAAGCCCGTACAGGACACCCCGCCGAAGCGCCCGACGCAGTACACCCCCCAATTGGGTGAACGCCTCCTGGAGCGCATGGCGAACGGCGTGACCGCTACGGAAATATGTCGCGACCCGACTATGCCCACCTGGGGTGTGCTCAAGCGGTGGGAGCGTGACTACCCGGACTTTGGACGGCGCTATGAGACTGCGCGTAGGCAATGCTGCGAGTACATGACGGATGAGATCATCACGATTGCGGACAACGCAGCGAATGATTACATCCAGCGATCGACGGGCGGCTTAGTCTTCAACCGCGAAGGCTTTGAGCGCTCACGGCTGCGTATTGACTCGCGCAAGTGGACCGCTAGCAAAGTACTACGTCACGTGTATGGCGATAAGAGCGAGGTTGACTTGCGCACGCCTGATGGGCTCAACGTGAAGGTGGAAGAGCGCAATGCGCTCATCGATGCGCTGTGTAAGTTAGTGCAGCCTAAGGTGGACGGTAAGACGAAACCCGACGTGGAGGACGAGACGCGTGAACGTTGAAGACGGCGCAGTGATACTTGGCATTCACGATATCGCACACTATGGACCAGGCGCTTTACAGCGTGTCCGTGAGGACCATTGGGGGCGTACTAGTTGGTTGACTAAGGCCCTTGCCTATTGCTATGAAGATTGGTGCGCGCAGCAACGCATGGACGATGACGGCATGCGCAATTCAGGGTTGACTACGTGAATAACCCAACGCTAGTTAGTTTAGTGTTGGGAGTGATCGCAGGTATATGCTTAGGTAGCGCCGGCACTATTGGCGGAGTAATGGTCCACGATGCTATCCGCGCTAAATGGTTACGCTATAGATATCGACGTGCGTATCGTCGGTTCCTTGCGCGTATCCCCACTAACGTTCGTGCCGAGCTGTCCCCAGGCGCGTTAGACGCCATACTGAGGGAAGAGTTGTGAGACGACCCTCCACCAGCAAACGATGTTGTAATGCGATTCAGCCCCGCCAATAAGCCGAGGCGCGCGTGACGAAGGCGAAGCAACGCGTAGTGTCCCCTGCATTTCTTGCCTTTCGCGCAGCAATGAAGAGCGCGTTCGTGGATCCAGCTATTGCGCCGAGTATTCCTCCCGGTATCCGTGCTGATATAGAACACGCACTTCTTACGGACGTTTCCGTGTGGGATCACGTTAATGACAAGTCGATTGAGAACGCGCTCAAATGGGCTCTGAAGTACCTATGACTGTCACCGAAGGGGCCTTGTTGTTGTCTGCGGGCGCTTCCATGCTGAGTGCGGTAGCCGGCTCCATCGGTATTATCATCTCCTCACGCAATGGGCGTAAGTTGGATTCAACTATCAGTAACGTCAGCAAGATCGAGATAGCCACTAACAGTATGAAGGATGCACTTGTGGCGTCGACCGCTAAAGCGTCCTACGCTGAGGGTGTTGCGGAAGGCCGCGCTCACTTACCGCCTCCACACAAAACTACGTGACTAACACATCCTTCAGCTTACCGGGTTTCTGTGTGTTAACGCTCGTGACAAGGAGTTACTTATGTCGATGAATATTGGGCAGGCAATGGAAGCGATGAAAACGGGGTCCGTGGTAGCCCGGCAGATCTGGACTACTCAGGGGCGCAATTGGAAGCTGTACTACACGGCGGGGGTGTCGGCAGTGCCCGCGGCCAACTTCACGAATGCGGCTCTCGCGGCTTTCGTTGCCACGTTGCCAGGAGGCGTCGCTAATGTGGAGCCTGCGGTGTATTTGCGCGATGGAGCGAATAATATCCACCTAGGGTGGGCTGCAGAGCAGGTTGATATGTTTGCGGAAGATTGGTACATCGTTACTTAAGCTGACCCTGGGCGCAGCTTTTTTTGGCTGCGCCTTTGAGACGGTTATAGGTTGTGGCTGTCGACAACTAGATAGGCACGAGGCGCGCGTGAGCGGGTTAACTTTAGTAGGTAACGGTGTTGACGATAAGATTATTGAGCACCGCGGCGACGGTACAGTGTGGGCTAAGCTGCCCGACGGGCGTTTTGTTGAGGTAATCGAGAAACCTGTACTCGGGGCGGCCGTTATAGAGCAGCTAACTTTGTTCGTTGCAGATTGCCATCGAACAAGGGATTTTTGGCTAAATGGGGAAGGGGAGTGGACTTATAAACCTCGCGGCAGGCTCGGGCATTCGGCATTGGCACTGCGTGCTCTGGCCGATGAAGTGGATAGGCTGAATGACGAGGAACCCATAGGATGATCCCGACCTTCCTAGACCTCCGCACAGGCATGGCTTAGGGATTATTCGCTAATGTATGGGAGCATTCAATGGACGGCGTGTACCACGTGGCGGCGTGTGGTAACCCTGACTGCCAAACCCTCTCTCTACACATTCACTCTGACTTGGACGGCGAAAAGCCGAAGACGCTATGAAACACTTTACTTTCTTTCTCCTCTGCGTATTAGCGGTGGCGAGCGTGCCGGCTTACGCAGCCAAGATGCACGTCACTTGGACGCCGCCAACGCAGAATACGGATGGTACGCCGCTTACGGATCTAACGGGCTATCGCATCGAATGGGGCTCGTGTAATGCGGATGGCTCGTTTGGCACGTACCAAGCGGGTATTAACGTTATATCGACGGCTACGGCCGCGTGGATTTACCCCACAGGGCTGAACCCTGTGTGCGTGCGTGCTTTTTCGATCAACTCGGCCAATCTTTTGTCCCCGGCAGTCTTTGCTTCGGGCACCCCAAAACCGACTATTTCCAAACCGACTCAGCTCAACTAAAGGAGAGTCTCTTGTCAAAACCTGTCCCTCTGAAGGATTTCGGCGTACCCGTCCCTAGCCCCGCACCTGCGGCGACGTGTAGCTTGGTGGTCTACTACGGACCTACCCCGATGACGCCGGCCTACACGCCCGTAGCGCCGAATGGCCGCATCGTGGCGGGGCTTATCCCGTCATTGACCGTGAAGACCGTCAACGGGGTTGCGTACTACGATGACCCGATCTCGGCCGAGCTGCCGCAGAACATTGCGAACGGCTCCTACGACTTTTCGTTCACGATCATGGATACGAACGGCGCCGAGGGGGATTTCTCCCCCATCATTACCGCCGTGGTGGATACCGTGGTCCCTCCGAAGCTCGGGCAGCCTATCGAGTTAACCTGATCGCGAAGGCACTCGCTGCGTTGACCGAGCTAAAAACAAGCCTGGAACAAGACCTGTAGAAGACACTGGCGACGCTGTTCGTGGCGTCGCTCAGTTAAAGGACGAACATGACTGAAGAAGGTACTGCGCCAAAAGTTGAACTAGTTCATGTCGAGCAACTAATCGCGCTTGAGTGTTATACGACCGGCGATCAGATCGGCACTGATGTGATTGGCCCTGCCTACATCGAGGGCGTAGAGGCTGAGTTGGAGCGCCTCACCCTGTGCGTGTTGGTATTGAAAAACGGCTTCACGGTGACTGGCGAAGCTGTGTGCGTGAGCCGCGCTAATTTTAACTCAGAAGTTGGACGTAAGTTCGCGAAGGAAGACGCTATTCGCAAGGCGCAAATGTTGGAAGGCTACTTGCTGAAAGAGCGCTTGCACCGAGACGCTATTAACCGCTCCAGTGGGGGCGGTGACTTTGGAGACTCGTGATGCACCCTGTATTCAATAAAGCTCCCCGCAAAGGCCCCAAACTGGGTAAGCGCCAACGTCGCGCAGTCATCCGCGTGCGACACGTAGTTGCGGTGGTGAAGTTTATTAGGTGGGCGTACAAAACCAATAGGTTACCTGCTCCTACATTGGGAGATCGTCCCTGGCGTACTTTTGAGTGGCACCAATGGCACGCGTTGGGGTGTCCGTGAGACTGCGGCAAGAATACCCGGTGGTTGAGATACCGAATGACGGCGATCCGCGTTGGCATGAGTTACTGCGTGACCGCCTTACAGATAGTTGAAAAGCTGGAGCGCATAGAGATACCGTTATGAATCGTAAGGGGCGCGCCAAGTTGAATAATAAGATTGCCCGCGTAAAACGTGAGCGCGTTTCGTGTCCACAAGAGGGTAAAGTATTCCCGGAAGGCTCTACGATGTGCGATACGTGCGGTGAGCAGTTGGTGCAAGTGGGTGTAGTAGCGCTAGTCGTTGAAGACTGCGCTAAAGAGAAGTTGCATTGACACGCCGTAACGGCATATACCCTCTTGATGATCAGCTCGCGGAGCGAGCGCGTTCGAAGCGGGCGTTCGATCTATACGAAGAGCGGATCGAGTACGACGAGCTGAAAGACCTCCGCGGCCAACCTACGTATTTCACGCTCAACAAGATGTCCCTGGAAATGGCGGCGCGAGATGTGGGGCCTTCCTTCATTTACAACTTGTACGTGCATACCATTCGACTTTTACAAGCGCGCAACGTGGTCCACGGGATTATTGCACACGTCAAAAGCAACCCTTTCGCCCCTCACGTTAATATTGTTGAGTGCCCGTCGTTGGACGAGTCCGAATGGGTGTTGGAAGCTAACGATAAGAGAGTTGGGAGCACGATGCCGTGAAGCCGCACATTTGGTTTTATAGAGGTGCGTGGCGGTGTGCAACAGTAGTTCCGTATGCCTTTCCTAGAAGGTCGTTAGGTAGGCGCGAGACGGGGTTTACGCCAAAACAGGCATACGATAACTGGTTTATTTGGAGTCGTATTTTGTGACGGATAAGAGCATTAGTCTAGGCGACCTTGCCGCGAGGCGAGGTACTGCTCCACAGACTACAGCTAGGAAGCAGTCTAGTAACTGCCGTAATCCAGAATGTCAAAGCGGCATGACCCCCGGAGCGGTAGCATCAGGCGGGGGCAAGAATGGCGCTCCTCTGTACGGCCCTGGGGGCGTTGGCGCTTCCCGATTGATGCGCTGGGGGTGGGTGCAGTGCCTAGCCTGCAACCCGTCCGCAAAAGCCCCGTATCGCGCCTTGAACCTGTCCGAGGGGGAGATGGCTCGGCGTGCGGAGCTGGCGAGTTCCAGAGCCCCCTACGTGATCGAGGAGCGACGCCCTGCGCCTAGACCCCAAGGTACTCTCGGGTTGCCGAACGCCCCGCATGTCGATTCAGGTAAGCTCACGGAGCTAATGGAGCAGAACAAGAAGCTGGGCGAACGCTTGGACGAAGTGCTCAAGCAGAATGCTCAAATGACGGAAGCCATGTCGCGCATGACGATGCAGCTTGCAGCGCTTCTTGAAGATAACGCCAAACTACGTAAAGTAACTGAACATAACACTGAGGTGAAGTGATGCCTAATTTAGGGACTATTCTTCCGGATATCATCGAGTCGCTGGAGAGCAGTGTACGAAATTTGAAAAAGATCAAGGTTACATTGCCGGTGCCGTTGGGGGGAATTCGTGCTTTGGAGTTATCGGCAGCCCAGGTAGCCCAGGAAGTCGCAGCGCTTTTAGCAGGTAGCGACACTCCCCCTAAGGAAGGCGATCCGGATAGTGGTCAGTGCCGTGAAAACACCTGAAGAGTGGGTAGCATTCGCGCAACGTCACGGTATCGAGTGGGAGACTGGCCCTGTCAAGCCTTACGACCAACACGGTAACGAATACGATACCTACATTTGGCCAGAAGACAATAACGATAAATTACTGAAGCGTCTGCAGGGGTCGAAGTACGTCATCGTGCGCATGTTTCCACACCCGACCGGAAAAGGTTTGGTACGTATGCGGTTCACGGATTACCCGGAGAAGCCGAAGTGAGCTTTTCACAGACCTTCGCGTATGCAGTAGCTCGCGCGGTCGATGTTGCAACCGCGTCAGTCTTCACACACGAGACCGATTGCACTATTTCGTCTTTGTGTGACGTAGCACTTGAGAAAAATACGGAGCCGTTTCTCCAGAAGTTGGGTCACGTGTTGAATCGTATACAGAAAGGGCACACTGCTGAAGCTCGCGCCTCGGATATCGCCAAGGCTAAAGCCATTATTGCCTTTTTGGGTTGATGGATGGCGGCGGCTGAACCCCTCGACTTAGAGAACCCGCGGCGACTACGTGAAACCCTTGAGAGGTTCTCGGACGATGACTTAGAGCTACTGACAGCTCGACTGCGCTGGCGCGCTATTGCACGTAAAAAGCAGTTGCCGCCTGACAACAATAAATGGGATTTCTTCGGTATTAAGTCGGGCCGCGGGTTTGGGAAAACGGTCTCGGGCGCTCGATGGCTTGCAGATGCGGCCTTGGTAGACCCGGGCTCTTACAACTTCGTAATAGCCCCGACGCACGAAGACTTGGTTACCACGTGCTTTTACGGCCCGACAGGGCTTCATGGAGCGTATGAAGACAAGGCCGGCTTGATCGGCCCCCCGGGCAGGCAGTACCCGATACTCCCAAAGAAGCTCATCAAGGATTCGACCAAATCTCCCCCGGTTATCACGTTAACCAATAGCGCTATCATTAGGGGATTCTCTGCGGATACTCCGGAGCGCCTGCGCGGGCCGCAGTGTCACCGTGGTTGGTTAGATGAAGTTGCAAGTTGGAGGTTCGCTGAGAAAGCGTTTGATAATTTCGTGTTTGGGTTACGGCTAGGTAAACACCCACAGGTGTTTTGGACAGGGACGCCTAAGCCAAAACCCTTTATCAAAATGCTGATGAGCCTGCCGCGCTCCATCACGATATCTGGCTCCACGTACGAGAACGCGGAAAACTTGTCGGACATATTCTACGATAATATCGCTAAATACGAGGGAACACGAATTGGCCGGCAGGAGATATACGGGGAGATTATCGACCCCGAAGAAGCCGGTTTCGTTAAGCGGTCTGATATCCGCTTATGGCCAGCAGGTAAGCCGCTCCCGAAGTTTCGCTTTGTTGTAATGTCTCTCGATACCGCGTTCACGGAAGAAACGTGGAACAAAAAGGAGCAAACAGGTGATCCAACCGCGTGCACCGTATGGGGCTTGTTCGAATACGAGCGGCGGGAGCACGTGATGTTACTCCATGCTTGGGAACAGTACTTAGGCTTCCCCGCACTTGTCCGACAAGTGAAATATGAATATACGATGCGCTATGGGGATCAAGATGAGCCCCTGCTCAGGCCAGCTTTGATCTCTAAAGACCGTCGTCCCGCGCGTACTGGGCGGGCGATAGACCATCTCCTAATTGAAGATACCGGTTCTGGGAAGTCGCTCATCCAAGTGCTTGCGGAAGAGGGGGTCTTCGCTGAGCGGTTCCCAACCGACATGGACAAGCTCTCTAAGCTCCATGCAGCGTCTCCCATGTTCGCCCATGGGCGGGTATGGACTCCTGAGAGTAAGGTCACTCCTGGGCACCCTAGGCCCTGGGCGGAGAAGGTCATTAGCCAGCTCTGCTGCTACGTCGGAGAAGGGTCCTTGGCGCATGACGACCTTTTAGATACTTGCGTGACGGCTGAGACGTGCATCTTAACGCCTACAGGGCCACGAGCTATCTCAACAATCCAGGTAGGTGACTTGGTGCTCACGCACAAAGGCAGGTGGCGTCCGGTCACTAAGACAATGCAGCGTATTTCACCTCATGTGTACCGTTTCAAAGCGAAGACCTTGGATGAAATCTCGATTACCGGAAACCACCCCGCGTGGGTAAGTAGTATACGATACCAAGACGCGGCGTACCGAGAAGCGGGTGAGCCACATTTCAAGCCGATTGCTGAAATACGCCCGCGCTCTATGTACATCTTAAACCGCAACGGTAAAGGGGTACAGTGTCCGATGTCTTCAAAACACGATGCGATTATGCTGCCTCGCTATGTACCGGAAGCAGTGCGGGTGTCTATCGATGTGTTGCAGTTTTGTCCCCGTCCTGATCTACAGGTATCAGATAGTGTAGTTAGATTGGAGCATAGCAGGGCTAAGGAAGTCTTTCGTCACATACCGCTTACCTCGGAGACGGGGTTCGTGTTCGGATTGTTTATGGCTGAGGGTTGCGTAACTAGTCGGCGAGGCGTGAAAAACTCCATCAATTGGGCATGTGACGAGGCGGCTATAAAAACATGCGCGAGAGTACTCAAGGGGCAGTTCGGGGTACGGGATGTATTGATTAGTAATGAGGATACCCACTGGCGCGCTAACGTGGGTAGTGTGCCGCTAGCTGCGGTGTTTGAGACACTTGGATACCTGGCAGAGAACAAAGCCGTGCCGGGGTGGGTGTACGACGCGCCGGAAGATTTTGTGCGCGGATTCATTGAAGGTTATGCCCACGGTGACGGGCATGTTACGAAAAGCACTCAGACTACCTCAATTACATCTACTTCCTGGGTAGCTCTTTGGGGGGTGCGAGTGTTGCTTACTAGGTTAGGGATTTCTGCGTACATTAACCTTTCCAAATCGGCAGGTGTGCGAACAATAAACGGTAAGACGTCTCAGTGCTTGGACGCTTGGGTACTCAGCTATCAAGCTACCCCTCGCTATGCAGGTACAGCGTGCTGGCGTCCGGAAGGTGCGGCTTATTGGGTTGAGAAGAATGAGAGGGTAGAGGGCGGGTTCAGGGGTTTTGACGTCTATAACCTTTCGGTCGAAGAAGACGAAAGCTACGTTACGACTGGCGGAACGGTGCACAATTGCACCCAAGCTTTGCTATTTTTCATGCGAAAGTACAAAATCAGCTTGACAGTACGACAAGACCCGGTTAAGGCGATCATAGCCGCATCGGAACGGCTGAAACAACAACGGCGGAGTAACCCTTATGACGGGTAAGTACCAAACTAAGATTAGAGTTATAGAGGCGTTCCGCTGGACAGGGCAACACCGTAGTGCGTGGCCAGAGTGGGCAGCTCCGGAGCTGCTGAATGAATCTGGTACGGCGCTTTATGCGTATTCGCTACATGGCCCGGTTCGAGTAGAGCGGGGTCAGTGGTTGATTAAAGGGGACGGAGAAATATACCCCTGTACAGAGGAAGAGTTCCAAAAGCGCTACGAGCCAATCACCTACGTAGACGGCGCGTAAGGGGGCATGTGAACGTAGATAGCTTTGTCAGCGTACTGCTTGCAGTCATCGGCGGATTGCTGATGATTGTTTGGGGGATGTTGACGTATGAAATACGGCTATTACGTAAGGCTGTGCACCGTACGCGTAACGGGCTGCACGCTGTGAATATTATTGTTAGTATTTTGGCTAAAAAGCAGGGCTTGGATTGGGCCAACCCGTCTCTTGAGGATAAAGACTAATGGCGCTCGATGACGAAAACGACGATAACGAAGCTACAGAGTACCCTTCAGACGGGGAGCCCAACGAGTCCTCTCCCGGTGTCACCGATACGGATGACGGCGGCGCCATTATCCAGACTGGGGACGATGAAGATGAGCCTACCGCGGACGAAAGCGACCATTTCCGTAACCTAGTACCGGAGTTGGATCCGACGCAGCTTTCGACGTTCGTGACTGAGTTAATGGAGCGAATTGAGTACGATAAGAAATCCCGCTCCGAACGCGATGAGCAGTATGAGGAGGGGCTCAAGCGTATGGGGCTAGCCGGGGAAACCGTTTCTGCCCCTGCTTTCGACGGCGCTTCTAAGGCGACGCATCCCATGTTGGGTAAGGCGACGCTGTATTACCAGTCGCACACGATCGGGGAGCTGATGCCTCCCAACGGCCCGGTGAAGGATTGGATGCCTGGGGAGCCGACACCCGACCGAGTCGAGAAAGCGAAACGTAAAACGGCGCACATGAATTGGCAGTTCCGCAAGCAAATGCCGGAATTCCGTTCGCAGCTGGAAAAGCTGCTTTCTCAGCAGCTCCCTGCCGGTTCGCAGTACATGCGCCTCGTGTACGATGGCGATAAGCGACGCCCGGTACCGACGTTCTGGCCCATTGACCAAGTCATTATCCCTGAGGCTGCATCGGACTTTTACACCGCAGAGCGACGCACGCTTCTTGACTCCATTACCCAACACGAGTTGGAATCACGCATACGCCAGGGTTACTATGTACGGGTGCCGCTCACAACATCGTCCCAGGTACCGGATAAGACTAAGGCGGAACAGGCGTCGGACGCGATCGAGGGCAAGAAAGGTAACGCATCGTCCAATGAGGACGGCTTGCGCCGTATCTACGTTGTGGAAGTGCTCGCGGAACTGGAAGACACGGACCGCTTGCGGGTGGCGGGCGATCAACGGGATTCGGGGGCTGCGGTAGATCGCGTAGGCCCTAAGCCGTACCTCGTAGAGATAGACCCGCTCAACCGTGAGTGCCTGCGCGCGGTGCGCAATTGGGAGCCTGAGGATAAGCAGTGCGAGAACCTATGTTGGCTAATCGACTTCGAGTGCCTACCGTGGCGCGGCGCGCAGTCGGTGGGGCTCATCCATTACGCAGGCTCGCTTTCTGGGGCCAGTACAGGCGCACTGCGGGCTTTGCTGGATAGTGCCCTCATCAATGCACTACCCACCCTGTTGCGGCTCAAGGGGGCCGGGGCTCCGGGGCAGACGCTGAACCTTAACGTGTGTGGCGTTACTGAGATTGAGGGCGGGGCGCTTGGGGATCAGGATATCCGTAAGATCCTCATGGCGGTACCCTTCAATCCGACGCCGGCAGTGCTGTATCAGCTGCTCGGCTGGTGCACAGATCAGGGCGAGTCCCTGGTGCGTACGACTTTCGAGAACCTCTCGGAAGACGGCTCGCCCAATATGCCGGTGGGGACGACGCTCGCGCTCATTGAGCAGGGTCTCAAGGTGCTCTCCGCAATCCACATGCGGCTACATACCGCAATGGATCGATTGATCGGCGTTCTACACCGCATCAACCGCATGTACATCACGGATGAGGAAATCCTTGATGACACGGGAGAGATGTTAGCGTACCGCGCTGACTACGAAGGCCCCGTCGATGTGGTCCCCGTCTCTGACCCCCAAGTTTTCAGCGACATTCAAAGGTTTGCTCAGCTCCAAATTATTCAGCAACGCGCTGACTTGCACCCGGAGCTTTACGACGCTCGTAAAGTCGAAACGCTAATACTTGAGCGGACGAAGATACCTAACGCAGTAGACTTGCTGTTACCGGTACCCGAGCCGCAAGAGCTGAATGCGATCAACGAGAACGTCGCAATGACCCTCGGGCGCCCGGTCGTGGCATTCCCTGAGCAGGACCACTTAGCGCACATCCAAGTGCACCTCGATTACATGACGAGCCCTTTCTTTGGGTTCTTGCCGATCATTGCGCCGAAGTTTATTTCAGCTTGTTTGCAACATCTGGTGGAGCACATTGCGTATTGGTACCTGTCGGAGACGGTGCGCATAGGGTCCGAAGCTGCTGGGGAAGACCTCGGTAAGCTTACTCAATTCCGCGACCCCGAGACTGCGAGGGAAATGGATCAGACACTAGCGGAAGCTTCGCATCATGTGATGGATAGCGCTAAGCAGGTGCTATCGAAGATACCTGGCGTTATCCAACAGGCACAGGCAATGATGCAGAAATTCATGCCCCCACAACCGCAAGATCCGGGGCAGACCGCGCTCGCCGTTGCGGATAAGAACAACCAAGGTAAGGTGCAGGCTATCCAGGCTAAAGGGCAACAAGACCAGCAGAAATCGCAATCCGATGCGCAAGCCAAGATGCAGCAGACTATTATCGAGCAGCAAGGAGAAGACCAGCGTACTCAGGCAGAACTTGCTGAGAAGACGGATACTACCAATCGCGATAATCAAACTGCGCTGGAGATTTCCGCGGCAAAGATTGAGACTGGCCACTCTACTAACCTGTCGACTGGCACGGGTATGGAAGAGCGCGGAGGGGGTACTGAATGACCCTTACCCTAGAAGAACTTGAGTTATATCTGAATACACTAGAGGAATTGAATATGACTGACGAAGTAAAGACTGTAGCTAGTGCCCAGAATACTGCGCTCCCGCACACAGACCCCGCAGGGCTGCAGAATGCTGGAGCACAAGCGGCGGGTACGCAAAACGCAGCAGCTCAGCCCGCGGAGCACCCGTCTTCCGGGTGGTGGAAGCCGGGCACCGCTCCTGTAGGGTCAACGCCCCACGCAGTGGGAGATGTAGTATCTACCTCCGTCGCTTCACTGGAAGCGCGGCTCACGGAGTTGGAAAACGTTGTGCACGCAATTGCCCCTTACAGCCGCAATGCTGCGCATAGTGGGGTGGTGAAGTGGGTTGAGAAGATCGGGGCGCGAATCAAGGCGGCGGTGAAACTGTGAATTTCGGGGATGCACTTGCGCTGCTGAAGGCAGGAAAACGGGTACAGCGCGCAGGCTGGAACGGCAAGGGAATGTTTATATTCCTGGTGCCTGGATCGACGTTCAAAGTGAATCGTCCGCCGTTGCTCGGAATTTATCCTGAAGGCACTGAGATTAGATACCACGGCCATGTGGACATGAAGACGGCTGACGGGATGGTGGTCCCTTGGTTATGTTCTCAGACAGACATGCTGGCTGAGGATTGGGGCCTATATGAGGGGGGATAAAGTTGGTAATATCGACGAAGCCCAGAAGGCTTTAGAACAGGCCCTTATTGACTTGCTCAACGCGCAGGATAGTCAGGGGCGTAAGGTACGATTAGGGGGTGACTACAACGAGTTACTGAAACACTTTAATCATGTACGTAAGTGGTTTGAGCCCCCCTTTGCATTTGTTGGAGGAGACTTAGAGAAGGCAGCCGCTTTGCGTAACTTGGCGCTTTTATCTACCGCTTATGCTGCTTACTTAGAGTACTTTGCGGTAGGTGGGGTACCGCTCTCAACTATAGATGACGTACTCAAGGGGGTACTGTGAGGGATGAAAAAGCCTCCAACCAGGGGGCGCCGTTGTCGCAAGAGCAGCAGCTTTACCTGAAAGAGCTACAAGCGGTGGAAGCTGACTTCTGTACCTTGTGTAGCAAGATCGGCACGGGCCGCGAGTTATCGTTAGCAGCTACCAACATGCAGCAGGCGGCCATGTGGGCCGCGCGTCATGTGCTGGGGGGTAGCTTTAAATAGTCGAAACGGCTACGCTCGCGTGCGGGACATACTACGCACGCGAGGTTTGCCATGGCGGATAAGTACGGTGGGCCGGTCAATAAGCACCAAGAATTGGCGCAGACCGGGCACGTGGACGGGTACGCAAAAGGCGGCTCCGTGCATCATTCTAGCGGAGGACATACGTCGATGAAGCACGAGAACCAGCACCACGGGCACGGCAAGCATGGGCACAAGGGTCCGCATGAACATTACACTTCCCCTGGCGGGGGTGAGCACAGCGGACACAAGGGTAACAGCGTGCATACCCTTGTAAACCAAGGGAAAAATACCCCCGAAGAGCTGTACCACACGCACACGACTGACATTGAGACGGACGGCGGCGGAGACCATAGCTCGGGCAGCGACGCGCCGCGCGGTACGGGCAGCACGCGTAACCGCATCTAGGACTTGACTTTTTCCGCCAAAGCCCTAGCGTTATGTCTGTATTAGATCGGTTTATTGGTGAACTCGCGACGCTCCGCAGTCAGGTTGCCGAGTCCAGCTTGACCAACCCGGAAGACAAAACAGCTTTCGGGTTTGGTCGCGCGGTAGGGCGACTTGAAGGGTTACGGCTCGCAGAGGAAACGCTGAACCGATTGTTGAAAGACCCTGTGGAGGACGAATAGTTGGCGTATCGAGATGAAGTTGAAGCTGCGCGAAAGCTGAAGACCACTTCGCGAGAAGTCCCGCTCGAAAAGCTGGAGCACCTCGCAGTGGCGAAGTTCGCCAAGTCATCCATCGCCTACGATTCTCTGGAGCAGGCCTTTCCGACGGCGGACCCGGGGCTTATCCCGTTCGGTACGGATGTCCTAGTGCAGATCCGGACGCCGCGCACGCGGACCAAGGGGGGTATCTACTTACCCGAGGAATCGCGCGAGACGGACCTTTGGAACATGCAGGTTGCGAAGGTGATCCGAATGGGTCCGGTCGCATTCTGCAATCGCGAGACGCTCAAGCCGTGGCCAGAGGGCCAGTGGTGCACGATTGGTGATTTCGTGCGCGTGCCCAAGTACGGCGGCGACCGCTGGTGGGTCGATGTGCCGGGCAGTGAGGACGGTAAGGCTCTGTTCGTGTTGTTTGATGACCTCGTCATGAAGGGGCGCATCCCCGACGACAAGGTGCTTGACATGGTGGCGTACATCTGAGGACGACAGAAGGTGGTCCGGCTCGTCGTGATGACGACTCGCGCCCAGCTACACGATGGCAGACAAAGACACCGAAGAAAAAATCACCCCTGTAGGGCCGGGCGTTGAGGATGAAGCCTCGACGGGCGCTACGCGCGAGGAAGAAGACCTCGATCAAGGGTATTCCTACGAAGACAGGGAAGACGAGCCGCGCACTGCGGGGGATGAGCGCACAGGGCACGCCGAGGAAGAGCTTGGAGAGGCTGATGAGCGCGGGCTGACCCGGGAGCAGAAGAAGCGCAGGAAACGGCGTGAGCGCTACGACGCGGCGGTACGCGAGCGCGATTTCTACCGTGCACGCGCGGAGCAGCTTGAAGCGGAGCGTCGTCGAGACCTTGCGGCGCTTGAGTCTAGGCAGACCCAGACTGATGTGCTTACCATTGACGGGCGCATCCAGCAGGCCGAGAACGATATCCGCGAGGCGGAGTCGCTTTACGTCCAGGCGCGCCGCAACAACGACCCTGAAGCCGAGATTGAGGCGACGCGCGTCCGCGAGCAGCTCCAGCGGGGTTTACAGCAGCTCCAGCACACTAAGAACCAGACCGTAAGGGGCGCGCAGGAGCGGCGCACGCAGCAGACACAGCCCTCCGGTATGGATCCTGAGATTGCTGCGCAGGCGAGCGGCTGGATGCGTCAGAACACGTGGTTTGATCCCCAGCTTCGCGATGAAGACTCGGCTATCGCACATGCGGTGGAGCAGCAGGTAGCACGCGAGCGTCGGTTTTCTCCGCGGACCCGCGAGTACTGGGACGAAGTCGATCGTCGCGTCGCCAAGCGCCTCCCTGATCGTTACGAGTCCCGTGAGCGCGGCCCGGACGATGAGGACGAGGAAGATGAGGAGGCGCGCCGCCCCGCGCGGCGAGCGAACGGCAACGCACCTGCGCGCAAGCCATCTGGCCCCACTATCAAAGTGGCGGGCCGGGAGCGCCCTCTGCGTAAAGGCGAAGTTTTCATCGATGAGGAGCGCAAGCAGGCTCTTATCGAAGCAGGTAAGTGGGACGATGAAGTCGCGAGAAATCGCGCACTGAAGTACTACCAGAATTATGACCGGGCCGCTGGCAGGCGTCCGAGATAACGAGACACCACCATGGCCAACCCTAGACAGTCGATTAAGCGGATTCGGAAGGATGCTCCGGGCCGGGAAGATCGCGCGATGAAAGATCGGGCGATTACCGAGCGTAGGCAGCTGACTGATGAAGAGCGCGTTGAGTTGTTGAAACGTGCAAATTTCCAGTCTTCTTTGCCTAACATACCCCGCATACCTGGGTACCATGTATGTTGGGTTTCTACGACGCATCCAAACGATACTCCGCAAGGGCGCGAGCAGCTAGGCTACTCGTACATCAAGCGAGAGGAAGTACCCGAGTTCACGTTTACAGATCAGCGCACGGGGGATTTCCCGGGCGTGATCACGTGGCGTGAAATGGTCGGGATGAAGATTCCTCTCCACGAGTATCAGTTGTACATGGAGACGCTCCACCATCACGAACCGGCTCGTAACGAGGAGGCTATTTACAATAGCGCCTTCGAGGCGGGAGAAGTCGCGGCGCAATCCGCGAAACGTGGCGGCAAGATGCGGGCTCCGGTAGTAGAGGCAGGCATTGAGGAGCTGGGACAGGCCCGCGAAGCCCCCAACTTCTGTGAAACAGAGATGGAGGGCTAGCGGATGACTTTCTCATCTGTGAGGCTCCTACCGTGTCACTTCTATTCGCTCCATACGGGCTTGCGCCCGTGGCTCACGAATCCGGAATAGTTCGTCCGGCGTTTGGTTCTGGCGGGGGTCAGCCTCTCGGTGGGTATACCATCGCGAGCGGCTACGCCAATAACATTTTTTTGAACTCGCCTATCGGTATCGATACGGTCACCCCTACGTCGAATATCGTGTTGATTGCGGCTCAGGGCGCGTCAGCTGTCACTCCAACACTGGCCAATAAGCTACTCGGCTCCTTCCAAGGGGTTGAATTTACGTTGGCCACGGGGCGCCGTACGGTGTCCAATTTCTGGCCTGCCGGTACTGTGCCCTTCGCAGGCTCGCAGACAGTTGCCTGGATTACGCGCGACCCGCGTATCCGTTACCAGATTCAAGCGAACGGCCCAGTGGCCGCAACCCCAACGGCGACGGTGCCATCGATGGGTACCCTTGCGTCGTTTACTGCGAACGGGTCGGCTAACGGTAATGCTACGACGGGGTTCTCTACGGTTGCACTGGATACGACCACTGCAAACATGAGTAACACTCTAAACCAGCCTACGACGTTAAACCAACTACGCATAGTCGGGTTCGCGCAGCAGATTGATAATAACCCTGGAGATGCATTTACTCAGGTAATTGTCGAGATTGCGCTTCACCAAGATCTGCCTCTGCCGGGCGTCGCTTACTAACACTCCGCAACTTAACGCCACAGGAGATTTACTATGGCACTTCCAATGCGGAGTACAGACTTCCGCTCAGTCGTTGAGCCAATCCTCAACGAGACTTTCGATGGCATTTACGACCAACGTGCGGATGAGTGGAAGCTCATCTTCCGCGAGTTCCGCGGTACCCCCCGTAACTACCACGAGGAACCGGTGCTCTTCGGTATGGGTGCTGCGCCCGCGTTGCCAGATGGCACCCCGGTCACGTACCAGTCGGGCGGAGTGCTCTACATCCAGCGCTACCTGTATGCAGTCTTCGGGTTGGCTTTCGCGCTGACCAAGGTACTGGTCGAAGACGGCGATCACATCAAAATCGGCACTATTTTCGCCGAGCACTTGGCGCAGTCGTTGGTTGAGACGAAAGAAGTTCTATGTGCGAATGTGCTCAACAACGGCTTCAACGCGGCTTTCCCGGGCGGTGACGGCGTTGCACTGATCGCGACGAACCACCCCTTGGCGCCGCCGGCAGGGTCGTTCAGCAATCAGCTCACGACGGCTGCAGCGCTTTCGCAGACCTCGCTGGAGCAAATGCTCATCCAGATCCGCAACGCCGTGGACAATAACGGTAAGCGCATTCGGCTGACTCCGCTGCAGCTCGTTACGTCGCCTTCGAACGTGATGCAGGGCGAGGTGCTCTTGAAGAGCGTCCTACGGGCAGGTACTGCTAATAACGACGTCAACCCCATCAAGTCGTTGGGGCTGTTGCCGAAGGGTCAGGCGAATATCTCGCGCCTCACGTCGCAGACTGCTTGGTTTGTGCAGACAGACGTGCGTCAGGGGCTGAAGCTCGCCATGCGCCGCACGTTGGAAAAGAGCATGGAAGGGGACTTCGAGACCGACTCCATGCGCTATAAAGCGACAGAACGGTACATTCCGTCGTTCACGGACCCGAGATGCCTCTACGGCACGCCGGGCCTCTGAGCGGGGCCGGGTAAAAGTGTTGAAGCGCCCCGCATTCCGCGTACAGCCTCCGTACGGATTCGTCCCCGTACCGAGAACCTACGTCGTTTGTGGGGCGCTTCTCCTTGGGTGACCCATGGCGTCTATTACCGACACGTCAACTACGATCGCGACAGGGCAGGTTCCGGTAACTTCGTCGACTGCGGTTCAGATACGTCCTACTACACCCTTAAGAACTAAGCTTACTTTATCTAGTACCGTACCCATTTACATTGCAGACTCTTCTGGAGGTGCGGCTACGGGTTATGCGCCCTTCGGGACTAACAACGGCGGTATCAATTACGATATTCCAACACAAGACGCGGTATGGGCCATAGGCGTAGGTCCTAACGGCACGGTGTTGTTTATGGAATTCCACAATTGAAGGTGCATTAACGTGTTCGACGGACAAGTAGCTAGGTTTTATCCCGGGGCGACAGACAGCTCGCCTAACACTATTTTTTCGGATATCTACGCGCTTGATCGTACGAGCAAGCTGCATGAGTATCTGAATGACTTTGATAGTTTTGGTGCCGGCGACTGGACTATTACAGGTGCGGGTTCTCAAGTGCTAACTGCAGGGGACGGTGGCCAGCTTGCGATTACTAGCCCAGTTAGTGCTTTCCAATCCTTGCAGAAGAATCCCGCTAATTTCCAACTTGTACAGGGTTATAGAAGTTGGTTTAAGACTATCGCCAAGTTAGATAGTCTGCTGGGTAATACGCTGACGGGGTTACTCAATATCACCGCGACTCCGTTTACCGGGGCTAGTCAAACTGACGGTATTTGGTTCACGACCGACGTGACTACGGGAGAAGTGCGCGGCAACGTGGGCACGGCTGGCGTTATCCAAACCGTGGACCTGGGCGTGCAGATTATAGCCGGGCAGTTTTACCAGCTCGCCTACTACTATGAGGGTAATGTGTACAGCCTTGCCCCCAATGGCAAGGTGATATTTGAAGTCACTACCGCGCCTACTTCCTTAGTGCCCGCTGTAACAGCCCCTGCGAGGGCGGAAATCTCCCCGGGAGCGGGGTTCCCAGGGGCCACACTGCTGGCTCCCACCTTGGCGGTAAACGCCTCTACCGCAGTAGCCCGGGTGTATACCGTCGACTTGTTCTACGCCTCCAAAGACCGTACCAACATAAATATGACCCCTCCGTTCTAAACCATTATCGGGAGATTGTTACCCCATGTTTGACATTCAGGTTAGCCGGTACCCGTTCGGGGGCAACAATACCCGAGACAGTGAGCTGTTTTCGGACCAGCCGGTAGACGACTGGACCAAGAACCACAATTACTTCCAAGACTTTGACGACTATTTTGGCCCTACTGCGGTAGGCACTGCGGGCGGCTTTACGCTTTCTAGCGGAGGGGCTGCGACGGTCACCCAACCCAACGTAGACGGGGGGGTTATCAGCTTAAATGCTGTAGCCTCTACTGCAGCCTCCTTACAGAAACAGGGTCATTTCTCGGTCAAGGTAGGGTTGCGCACATTTTTTCGCCAGCTGATCTCAGTCGATAACGTCTTGGGGCTAGTGTTGGCAGGAATGACCAATGTTACTGCTACCCCGTTCACTGGGGGGCAGCTCACAGACGGGTTTTGGTTTTCGTCTACTAACACTGGAGCGCTCAGCTTCAACGTCGCCACAGGCGGAGTAGTCACCACACAGGCGTGCGGGGTTAGCCTAGTCGGGGGTAACTTTGCAACCTTGGGGGCTTATTGGGATGGAGGGCTATACTCTCAGCATCAGCCGGGCGGCGTAATTGTATGGGAGTGCGCTCCGCCCCCATTCGGGCTTACCTCAGGGTTAACTGCCCCCGCGCGAGGGTCTGTCCCCGCCCCCACTAACTTCCCCAGTGCAGCCCTCCTCGCGTTCCTGTCTGGCGTCAACCCGTCCACCGCAGCTGCGCGGGCGCTTCAGGTGGACTACTGGTACGGCCTGAAAGATCGAAATGACTTCGAGCAGACGCCTACTTTCTGAGGTTTAAATGCGCCCAATCACCCAAATTAGAACTCTGGCCGCAGCAGCGGTTGGGGCTATTTGCGCTGCCCAGACTACGGCCGGGGCGGGTAACCTCGTTATCAACGGTTCGCTGGCTTCCGGAGGGGTTGCTACGCTTTCTGCGCAGCAAATTCTGGGGGTCACTTCCGCAGGTAACCTCTCGGCAGTCAACTTTACGATTACCGGTACGGACGATCAAGGCCGGGTAATTGCCCAGACGATTGCCGGCCCCAACGCTAATACGGTGCAGACCACCCTCAATTACCGCACGGTCACTAGCATTGCAGTTAGCGCTGCGGTAGGCACTAACGTTACTGTAGACACTTTGCAGATCGGGGCTTCTATCGAAGTGCCCCTCGATCAGTACGTGACACAGTTCAATGTATCGATTGCGGTAGAAGTGACGGGTACCCTCAACTACGTCATGCAATTTACTTTCGATGATATTTTCGGGGGCGCTCCGGGACCGTTCAATTGGATTAGCAGTACGGTAGTCGTTAGTGCGACTAGTGCCAACACCAATGGCACATTGATTTCGCCCGTGCGCGCAGTTCGTTTACTGACTAACTCAGGTAGCGGCACCGGGAAGATGCTTGTTATTCAAGGTGGACTAACGTGACCAACCCTGTAGAGGGAGGGGGTATCCAGGGGGGCATGAGTACCTCGCCTACAGACATTCAGGTGTTTACCTCGCCTGGGGGTACCTGGGTAAAGCCTGGGGGCACTCCTTCGTGTACTCGCGTGATCTGTCTGGGCCCCGGGGCAGGAGGGGGGTCTGGCGCATCTATTGGTCCCGGCACGGCGTGTTCAGGAGGCGCAGGGGGCGGTGGGGGCGAATGCATGGAGATCACCTTCCCGACGAGTACTCTACCTGCAACGGTGTCGGTTACAGTTCCTACTGGAGGGCAAGGAGGCGCTTCGGTGACCGGCGCGGTCGGCGCCCCGGGGGTGGTAGCGGTCAGTAATACCCTCTTCGGTGTCTATGCTACGGGTTACGCGGGGGGCGCTGGCCAAGGGGGCGCGTCAGCCGCTTCAAGTGCGGGTGGGGGCGGCGGGGGTATTGCGGGGGCGGGCGGTACTGGGGCGTCGGGCGTCGGCGGCGCTGGAGGCCCTGGGGGCGGCATAACCGGAGGCGTCGGGGCGTCCACGGTAAATGCGGCAGGGCTCATTGCAGGAGGTGGCGGTGCCGGTGGCTCATCCGGAGCAGGCGGAAACCCCGGAGGTAACTCCGGATACGGTGGAACAGGGGGCGGTTCTGGGGGTGGATTAGCTGCAGTCCCGGTAGCGACTTCTGGAGGCAATGGAGGAACTTCCCCGGGTACCCCTTGGGATATACTTGCGGCAGGTAGTATGGGTGTGGGCAGTGGCGGTAGTAACGATGTTGGGTTTGTTGGAGGCTCTGCAGGGGCAGGTGGAGCTTCTAGCGCTGTTGGGGCGGGTTTTGCGGGCGGCGCAGGCGGTTATGGTTCTGGTGGAGGAGGCGGGGGTAGCGCTATTGCTACTCAGGCGTCGGGTCCCGGAGGTGCTGGGGGTGCGGGTCTTTGTGTTGCGATCACCATATTTTAGAGGTTGACCATGTCAGGTTTCAAAGACACGACCCGGACCGTCCGCGGCCACCACAATTGGGGTGGTGGGTCTGTTGGTAGCAGTACGGGTGGAACGATCAACCGCTTGGCGCGCGGGGGGTCGATCGACAAGATCGATTCTGACCCGGGACACCCGGAGATTTACCCTAAAGAGGGTAATCGCACGAAGGGCACCTCTGCGACCCTGCGTAAGGAGTCTCCCACGCAAGAGCTTGAGGAGCACGGCGGTAAGACCCCCCTCATCTCGAAGTTCAAGAAAGGGGGTGCTACCAAGCACTTCCATGTGCATAAGCACTTCCATGCGAAGGGCGGGCGTACGCGCACGGTGAGTCGGTCGTATAGCACTGCAGAAAAGCAGGCAGAGACCTACGCAGACGGGGGGCACGTCCATGACGATACGCATATTCCTGCGGGCTACCCCGACTACAAAAAGGGGGGCAAGACCCGAGCCCCGGTCAAGAAGAACGCTGGAGGGGCGATGTATGCGCCGGGCGGCGCCGTGGGCGCCCCCGTCATGGGGGGCCCGACCCCAAGCCCCCTGAGCGCCTTAGCGGCCCGTCCGCGGGGGCTCCCCATGCGCCCGCAGCTCCCCATGCGCAGACCTGTCGCAGCTCCGGGGCCTCAACTGGCCATGCGCGCGCGCGGCGGCGCGATGAAGAAGTAACGGCTAGCATCGAGGCATTGCGTAAGCGTTTACGAATCGCTACGCTCGCGGTTGGCGGACCGTGTCCGCTAGTGTGCCACCGATAGGCAGGCGCGCTTTCCTCGATGAAAAGGAGAGCGCTTGACTACGTCCGGTACCGTAAGCACCACCGTGTTCAACACGGGAAAGCTCATTGACAGAGCTTTCGGCCGATGCCAATTACCTCCGCAGAAGATCACCTCTGAGTATCTCTCGATCGCTCAGGATCTTCTGTACTTGGCGCTCTCAACCCTTGCGAGCAAGGGCATTGCCCTTTGGGCAGTGCAGAAGGTCATCCTTCCCCTCTACGATGCGACGCAAGACGTATTGGCCCCATTGGGTACCGTGGACGTACTCAATGCCAACCTGCGCAGTGTCACGCAGTTGGAATTACCTGCATTGGGGTGCTTGTACACCAGCTCCGCGGGGGGTATCGCGGCGAACGCCTTTGACGGTAACCTAGCCACGACCTGTACCCAAACTGCTCCGAACGGGTTTATCCAAGTGCAGTACCCCGCAGTGGGGCAGCCTGTTGTCTTCGGTATTTTCCCCAATGCCACCGCTACGTGGAACGTAGCGATTCAAACGTCTACGGACGGGCTCAACTTTACTACGGTATATACCAACACTGCATTAGCCGTAGTCAATGGACAGTGGTTTTGGGTCGACATTGAAGGGATTCCCGAGTCAGGGGTGCTCTACGTGCGACTTCAAGCTTCCGG